CATCTGGCTGTCATATCCATCAGCTACACCGACTATGCGCAGCCCGCGGTGCTCCAAGCGACGAACAATGCGCTCCTGCTCTACCTGGTCGCGCGAGAGTCGATCAAGCCCCTCGACGATCAACACGTCGAACCGGTCGGCGAGTGCATCGGCTAACAGGTGCGAACCACCCGGGCGCGCCGCAACCGGCACGCTGCCCGATACGCCTTCGTCGCGGTACTGGCCGACGACCGTCATGCCCTCTGATGCCGCGCGCGACGTGCACACGCGGATCTGGTCGGCGACGGACGTCTCGCGCTGCTTGTCGGTCGAGAAGCGGGAATAGATCAGTGCACGCATTCTGTTTGTGTTGATTCTTGTGCGGATTGTTGGCGGATGCGGTCCTCAGCGCGCTCGGCGAGAATGTCGTCGGCAACGCGCTCGGCAAGAAAGTCGAGCAGGTCGGACCATGCATCAGGATTCTTTTCGGCGAACATGTTACACCCCCGCTGAAATGCCCCAGTTACGGGCAGTCGTTGCGATTACCTTCTGTGCCGCTTCAATCACGTTCTAGCCTCGTACGGTCCGAACAGCGCCGCGATGAACGGATCACGAAACGCCGGCCGCGCCAGTTCTCTTCTGATTCGCTCGCGCCGTTCTGCATCGGCCTTTTCCATTTTCGTCATGGCATGCCGCGTCTTGTACGCGCGATTCTTTGCGCGCCGTTCCTCCGCGGTCTGCGTAGGCGGTTTCGGCGCATCGGTGCCGGGTCCGAAAATGAACCGGGCAACATGCCGGTAGCTGCGCCCCTCCAGTTTCCATCCCGCGATGTGCACCTTGCTTTCCGCCTGGAGAACGTCAAGGACGCCCCTGATACACGGCTGCGACAGGCCTGACGCAACGGCTATCTCTGGTATGGTGCGGGCGCGCCTTTTGATAACGGCGCTCACCTGAGCAATGTTTTCTGCGCGTGGTTTGCTCATCATTTCATGTCTCCGCTTGCGGATTGAGCGGCGGTCAGGAGGGCGCGGCCAGCTTGCACAACATCGTCTGGATGGCTATGCAGGTCGGCGATGTCCTTCAGAGCCTGCCATACCTCATCATCCGTCAGAGCCAGTTCCGTCTGTGCCACAGGTTCCTTCAGCGTCTCGCGCCGGATCGCATCGCGCGCATCATCCGTGAGCGCTGTCTGTGCTGGCGGGGCGGTGTGGACGTTTCGCAGTTCTGCGATGATCTGACGTGCGGCGTCTGCACGGTGATCTGAGGCGCCAGTGTTGTCGCCGCTACGCGCTTGCTGCTCCCAATGTTCGGCGAATTCCTCACAAATCTCGATGGCGACCTTCATAGCTGACGGTTCATTCTGACTTTGCATATTCAGCCCCGTTGACGATGATTACTTCGTTGACGAACCCCAGTAGTGCATCAAGGCGCGGATTTCCAAGCGCATACTTGTTGGCGATCTCAGCTATCTGATCCAGTCGAATTGCGATAGCCGCACCCTGCGCCACATTGGCGGAAGTTGATGCGGCGCGGGCACGTTCTGGCACGGTGTGGTCACACCCTTCGACGCCATTGCAGATCGGGCACGGCAGGTTAGTCTCTTTATCTCGACTGTTCGCGTCAAAGTCTATGACGGCTTTGATTCGACTCTCCAGAGCTTCGGCTTTGCCGGGCCACCCACCCTGACGAAGCATTCCGCACACGCTGTCTGCGTAGTGGCAGACGTTACGCAAAAGCTCGATCAATTCGCGCTCGTCCTGCTCGACCAATGGCGCGGCAAGGGACGCGGCACATGGCCCTTCATGCCCCTTGGTGCGGGAGCACGTCCATCCCGCTGGCGGTTTGTCGCATGGCTCGATCGGTGAGAGGATTTCCCCAGCGCAAATCTTCACCCCGCTTCGGAACAGCGAATTCTTGCTCTGCTCCAGTATGCGATCACGTGCCTGCTCGACATCTTCACGCGTTACTGCGGCCTCTTGCATGTCGATAGCGGCAGGCTGGCGGGCGAGAAGGGCACGCAGATCATCGACCGTGATAGTCACGACTGTGCCGGGGCTGTCCTGTACCGTGGCGACCGTTTGGCCGACGCCGTTCATTTCCCATGCTTCGATGAAGTACTTCAGTTTGTCGCTCATGCCTGTTCCCCGTTAGATGCGGCAGGAGCGGCGGCGAAACGATCGGACATCAGGAAATCGCGCACCGTATGCCACTCTGCGTTGCGGTACGTACCGTAGGCATAGATGCGCGTCTCGTGCAGGTTGTGACCGTTGCGACCGAGATAGTCCTTGCATCCCTGCTCGGTGAAGCAGGCCGTCACAAAATCCCAATATTCGTGGTAGCCAAGGCGCCTGTACCCGCGCGGCTCCTTGTTGTAATCCTGCTGATATACGGCCTCAAGCTCTGCGTCCTTCTCGGCATCGACTTCATCGCCGTCGTCGGTTACCCAGACAATCTTTGGGCCGTAGCTTTCGTCAATCCCATAAACGCGCTTCTTTTCCTGAACAGCGAACATTGGCGCGGCCGTGATCCGGTTGTCCTGCGTATGCAGCAGGTCGTGAATCGCCCGAAGCTCGGCCGGCGCTTGCGCTCCGCCAGCAGCTATCGCGGCGACGTTCTCGCTGAGGTATCCGGCAAGTGCGCAAGCGAAGTCAGCGGCGAGCCGTTCCTCGATGTAGCGTTGGAAGTCATGCCGGCGGAGGTGCGTCGCGAAGAATTCCGCGAGGAAGGCTCGGCCGCCCGCGCTGGTGCTCAGGTCGTGCTGGCCGATGGGCTGCTGTTGTTTGTTCATGATGTCCTCGGTGTCAGTCGTCGTTCAGAGCGCGCTTGATCTGCTTGGCGTTCAGGCCGGCGGCTTTGCAGCCCGCTTCGGTCGCGCGGTAGTACTTCATTTCGTCACGGATGCTGTAGATCTGAACCAGTCCGAGCGTCTGCATGCGCTCGAGCGCGTCCATCGCCGGTCCACCGCTGGTGGCGTAGTAGTTTCGGTATCCCCATTGCGATCGCTTGTCCGTATCGGCGCCGAGCATGTGGCGCAGCTTGCGGAGGTCGCTTTCGCTCAGATGCCTGCGCTCGTGTTCGGCACGCTCCTGGCCGAGCTTCCAGTACGGCTCGAGCCAGTGGCCCGGTTGCGGCGCCGGATCGCCGCGGTAGCCGAATGCGATCGCGCCGTTGATCGCTTCGCACGTCAGATTGCGCTCGAGCTGGATCTGCGCTGACGTGCCGCGTGGTGCCTGTGCCTGCGCTTCAGGGGTGGTGGCCGCCTCTTGCGCACGGACCAGCGCACGCGACAGCCAGCGGATGCGCTCCTTCGCTGCTGTCAGCCAGACGATGGGCGGGTGGTAGTCGGGGTCTTTGGCAAGGACGCGGGCGATGTCCATCGGCCGATCGGCGTTCATGTACACGCCGTTTGCGAGTTCGTCGTCGGTCAGCATGCCCAGCGTCAATGCTGCGCGCTCGCCGTCGTAGTGGCCAGCATGCGGGTCCGGTTCGCCGTCGACGCGCCATTGAGCGGCGGGCGTGCTTACGGTCGAAGGTGAGGCGTTTTGTGCGGTCACAGTGCTGCTTCCTGTTGTTTGCGGGCCCAGCGTCCGCCGACCATATGCAGTCGGCCGGCGCGGCGCTCGGTGGTGATGAAGTGGTCGACGGCGCGCTGCGCGGTGCCAGCGATGCGGCTGAGGCCGACACGCTCGGCGACGTCTACGAGGTCGCTGGTGCGCGCGTCGCCGCGTTGCACTCGCGCCTCGAGCGCGGCGGTCTGAATGGGGCAGAGGTTGATCATTTGCCTTGTTTCTCGGCTCTTTGTAGGCGTCCGAGGTGGACGTGCTCGTTGAATTCCTTGCGGCCGATACGCTCCTGCACGTAGATGCGTCGCGCCAGCGTCTCGTCGCCTTCGAGCGTGGCGACGCGGATTGCCTCGAGCGCGAGGTCGCGCCGTGAGTAGCGCCGGCCGCGTTGCTTGCGTTCTTTCATTGCGGGTTGGTTTTCCATCGGCAGCCGGCGCACTTAGGATCGTCAGGCGTCAGCTGCGCGTGCTTGCAGTCTTTGCTCATCGGGTCGGGGATCTCGATCATTCGCGGCAGGCGCGTCATTTCCCGCTTGCCCGTTGGGGAGCCTTCGGCGGCCAGATGCGTGCACAGCCATCCGTCCTGCACGATGACCGTAGCTTTGGGCTCGGGGCCGTTGAAGCAGCCGTACTTACTCACTGCGAATCCTCGGCTTGGTTGAAAAGGGCCGCGCCTCGGACAAGCAGACATGCTCCGGCTGCGATGAGGGCGAAGGCGGCGCCTATGGATTGCAGGAGCGTCACACGGTCCCCGCTTGCTCGAGCATCGTGTGCGCGTCACGCATCCACATCGTGACGAACTGGATCATGTCCGCGCCGGAGAGGTGCTCGTTTTCTTCGATGTCGGGATATTCGGCGAAGAAGCGCAGGATCAGTTCGGTCAGACGCTGCTCGAGCGGTGTCGGCAGGGCCGCATCGGTCGCGAGCCATGACTCCCACATATCCTGTTCGCGCTTTGACTTGTACTTGCCGTCGGCGCTGCGCTCGAGGATCAGTTCCTGCACGAATCGCGAGTCTGGCCGCGTGCGGAAATACGCCTCGAAGCGCTCGCGGGAGGCGTCGAGCATGCGTTCGCCGCCCGGTTCTGCCAGCAGCCTGGCGAGCACTGCGTCGGCGAAGGCGATCTCTGCCTCGACTGCATTGCTGCCCGGCTTGCCGATGAACGTGCGCAGTTCGTGTAGCGCCCGCGCGAGCGGGACGTGGATGTTCCAGCGGCGCTCGATCTCACCGGCAATCGCTCGCGCTTCGTCCGTAGCCGGTACAGATGCGCCATTGGGGCGCTCCATGACGGCGACGACCGGCCCGTTGGTCGGGTCTGTCGCGACGAGATAGACGTCGCCGCCCGTGTCAAAGGAGAACAGTTTCTCGTTGAGGACGTGTGCGGTAGTCATTGAATGCCTGCCTTTCGGAGCGCCGCGATCGCGCGCTCGGCGATGTCGACCTGTTCGGTCATTGGGATGTCGTTGCGGGTGGCCACGCGCAGCAGTGCCTGCGTCGCCTCGATGAGGTCGGGCAGGGCGCTGTACGCGCGCGCTTGCGCTTCGGCGTCGATCTGCCGCGTGAAGGGGAAGCGTCCGACGACTATCGTCTCGCCGTCCGAGTTCGTCGCCGTCACTGTGATGTCGGACAGGGTCGCGGTGCCCATCGCGTACGGGCCGTTGTGAAAGCCGGTGGTCTGTGTTTTCGCCTTCGGGTTCACGCTGCCTCCGCTTTTTCAAGGGGTTTGCAGTGAGTGACCAGCACGCAGCCCGACTTGCCTTCGAGCCAAACGACCGCGCTGTGTCCGCTCAGCACCTGCGCATCGGTGGCGGTTCGATACCGTTTCGCCTCCGTAACGCCGATCACTTCCTCGTACTCGACGGAATCGCCGACCTTCACGCGCTCGTTGAATTCCGCGACGAGCTTCGCGGGATCCGGTCGGCGCTTCATTGCGCTTGCTGCCGGCGGAAGTTGAAGGAGGGGTGAAAGGTCTGCGCGGATGCCGGGCGTTGGATGTGCGTGTGGATCCGCACCTGCTTGGCGGCCTCGTCGTCGGCGAGTTCGCACTTGAGGCGCTTGACTCGGCCTTCGAGCATCGGGACGTGCGCCTGCAGGAGTTCCAGATCGTGCTTGGCGACGACCAGCTCCATCTCGGCGCGCTCGAGCCGCTTGCGCTTTTCGCGGGTGGGGCTGTAGTCGGTGAACGCTGCGATTACTGCGCGGAAGATCTTGAACATGCTGTTCTCCTTGTTTTTCCGTGGGTTCAGGCGTGGGACGGCTCGGGACTGCAGTTGGTGCAATTGACGTCGCTGTCGAGGTTCGCTTGCGCTGCTGCGACTGCCTCCGCGCGCTCGACTTGGGCGAGCACTCCCTTCAGCGCGTCCTTCTGTGTGATGAGCGCATCGTGAAATGCGCGCGCCATGTGGGCGAGTGCTTCGCGTGCCAGTTCGGGGAAATGCTCCCTGACGACAATCGCGAGTGATGCGTCGAATGCTGCGCACTGGTGGACCGCCTGCTCGACGTTGTGAGGCTGGTGACGGATCTGCGTCGCTACCGTAAGCGTGTGCAACTTGCCGTGTTCGCGCGGTCCCCACGATCCAATCCGCCGGACGTATTCCTCCGCGTCGTGGAGGTTCTTCTGGAGCGTCTCGGCGCGTTCTGCCGCGTCCGTGATCTGTTTGGGCGTCATACGGTGCCTCGCGTGGTGTGGTGGGTCGGTGCTGCGTTGTGGATCGGTTCGGGTGTCACGCGGCTCACGCCAAGCACAAAGGCGACGTAGAGGATCAAGCCCACTGCGCCGGCACTCACGGCCATGTAGGTGAGCAGGCGCAGGGTGGAGGGCGCCTGCGGATGCGCGGCAGCGCGGCGCTTCGTCGGCGCTGTGCTGGTTCCCTTGAGAAGGCTCGACTTTGCGGCGGCGCTGCGCGCGATCGTGATCGTGTTCATGCGTGTTCCCCGGGGGTGTATTCGGTGAGGAGTTGGAACGCGCCGCTGTCGACCATCTGGAAGGTCCGCTCGATGGCTGCTGTCACGCAGACGTCCAGTTGGTCGGTAAGGCGCTTGTGTCCGGCCGCAATGCAGCCGATCACCACTTCGGGAGGCAGACCGTTCTTGCTCGCTATGTGCGCTATGGCGTGCTTCCTGATCGCTGCGGCTACCTGCGTGGTTGTTGCCTTCTGCATCTCTGCCTCCGTTGGTGTGAGGCAATTGTGTAAGTTATGAATCTGCGCGTCAAGCAGAAAATGCGCCCCACGCAGAGAAATGTTTGATATGCTTGTCGCTGTTTCTGCTGATAACACAGCAAAAGCTATTTCCTGTTGTCGGGCTGTTGCCACGTAAACATCGAATGGGCTCCGCGTGTTGTCGTGACAGCAGACTGGTCAGGTCGAATCTCTCAGGGCGTTTGGTGATGGCGCGGGTATCAATCAGTGACGAGCAGTGGGAAGTGGCGCGTCTCCAATGGGAGAGCGACCCAATGGTCACGTTCGCTGATATCGCGGAAGAACTTGGGACTTCGCGGCAGGCCGTCCAGCTGCGCTCAAAGCGCAAGAGTTGGCAGCGTCGGCTCGATCTCGCGGCTGTGGCGGAGAAAGCTCATGCTGCTGCTGATTCTAAATTTACACATTTGGCTGTCGAGAGCCCCGAACAGGCGGCGTCTGTTTACTCGGGCTCGCCTGAAATCACGACTCGCGCGCCGATACAGCGCACGTTGCCGGAGGTGCCGCGCGACATGCCGGCGGATAAGGCTGCGGTGGTGATGGAGCAGGCTGCGGTCGACAAGCGCACGGAAGTGCTCACGCAGCATCGGACGGAACTGAAGGCCGTTCGTGGCGTGCTCTATACCGCCATGAAGAACGCGGACATTGACGCCGCCAAGCGGGCGAAGATTCTGGCCGAGGGCATGAAGGTGTTGCAGGACGGCGAGCGCAAGGCGTGGGGGCTCGAGACCGATGCGCCCAAGCCTGGCGCGGCTGGCGCTGCCGTCACGGTGAACGTCAATCGGCGCGCGGGGGTCAAGGTTGCGCGCTGATCGCTTCTCTCTCTGCTGTGGCGCGGACTCGCATGATGGTCTGGCGCGTCGCGTTCAAGTCCCGGGCCAACTCGGACACGCCGGCTCCGCCACGCAGCCGTGCGAGCGCGTAGGAGCGCTCTGCGTCGGTCAGGGCGGGCGGACGTCCCATGCGTTTGCCTTCGGCCTTCGCGCGGCTCAATCCCGCCTGCGTGCGCTCTATCAACAGGTCGCGTTCAAACTCGGCGACCGCGCCAAGCACGCCCATCGTCATCTTGCCGGCCGCGCTGGTGAGGTCCATACCGCCCAGCGCGAGGCAGTGGACGCGCACGCCCATGTCGGCGAGCCGTTCGACCGTTGCGCGCACATCCATCGCATTGCGCCCGAGGCGGTCCAGCTTCGTGACGATCAGCACGTCGTCTGCCTCGAGCCGGTCGAGCAGCTTGGCGAAGCCCGGGCGTTCGCTCGCCGCGACGCTGCCGCTGATGCTCTCCGCAACGATGCGCTTCGGCTCGATGGCGAAGCCTGCGGCCTGCACCTCGTTCAGTTGGTTGGCGGTCGTCTGCTCCGCGGTGCTCACTCGAGCGTAAAGGAAGGTTCTAGCCATTTTCTGCGCGTTCTCCGTGTGTACGAAATGGGTGTATTGATTATGCGCGTGGCACAGAAAGGCGCAAGCCTAATTTTCGTACACCTGTTTTCGGGGCGTACGGATGCGGTCGGTTTCGTACAGCCGTGGGCTTCCTGCTCCGGCTGCTTCTCGTCGCGGCGCTCGCCGCTTTTCTCCCTGTAAAACATGAAAAAACTTGCAGCTTTGGTGATGCTGTTCGCGGTATGCGCCGTTGCTTTCGCGCTGCCGCGCCCGTCTCAGATCGAGGATGCCCTTGCGGCGCGTGACTACGTGAGCGCACGCGGCATGGTGCAGCAGGTGCTGGCGGAGCGGCCGGACAGCGCCCGCGCGCACCTGTTCAATGCCTACCTGCTCGAGCACGTCGACCACAACGTCGGCGCGGCGCGCGCTGAACTTCAAACGGCGACGGGGCTTGATAAGCGTGGCGATGTGAAGGGCTCGGCGCTGTTCGGTCGCGTCGTCGCTGAGATGGACGCGCAGTCTGCCGCGCGCCCGGCGCCGCGTCCGGTTGCCACGCCTGCCGCGCTGCCTGCTCGCGTCGCTCTGCCGGCACCACCGTTCCCTCTGTTTAAGTTCGTGGTGATTCTGCTGGCGCTCGTGCTGGTGGTGGCCGTGGTGATCTGGCTGATGCGTGATCGGCGCGCGCCCGCGGTCATCGTGAGCGGTGGCGGCTACAACTCGCCTGGCGTGCGGCAGTCGGCTCCGATCCAGCCGAGCGGCGGCTCGCCGGGGTACGCGCACACAGCCGTCTACGAGCCCGCGTTCGGGCCGACGATCGTGCAGCAAGCGCCCATGCGCGGCGGCATGACAGCCGGCGAAAACTTCATGGCAACCGCGGGCGGCGTCGTGGCCGGCAACGTGATTAGCGACGCGCTGCTGCATCGCCATTCGCGCGACGACGACTACGAGCGCCGCCGGCGCGACGAAAGCTCGAGCAACACCAGCTATACGCCGCCTCCGGCTGATCCTACGCCCAGCGTGGACTACGCAAGCGAGCGCTCGTCGTTCTCGTCGTCCAGCAGCGGCTCCGACAGCTGGGGCTCGTCGTCGTCCAGCAGCAGCGACTACTCGTCGTCGTCCTCGTCATCGTCCGATTGGGGCAGCAGTTCGTCGGACAGCGGTTCCTCGTCGGATAGCTGGTGATCGCATGTTGATCGACGCCGCACGCGAGGCCGAGTGGGCCGCCGACATTGAACGCTGCCTTGCCGCGTTCCGTGAGGCAGTGGCCGAGGCAAAGGAGGGCCGATTCGGCGCCGGAAAGCGCCTGATCGAGCGCGTCCGTGCGCGCGGCGGCGATCACATGGCCGAGGTTGCTCGCGCCGAACTGCGGAAGTACACGGGGGTGGCATCGTGAACGACACCCGCATCGCGACGACGTCGTTCGTGCGCAACCGCATCACCTTCGGCTCTGTGTGCTCGGGCATCGAAGCGGCCAGCGTCGCGTGGGACCGGCTGGGCTGGCGCTGCGCGTGGGTGGCTGAAATTGAAGCATTCCCGTCGTCGGTGCTCGCCCAGCGTTTCCCGCACGTCCCCAACCTCGGCGACATGACGACTATCGCTGCGCGGATCCTCGCGGGCGAGGTCGAAGCGCCCGACGTCCTGGTGGGCGGCACGCCCTGTCAGGCGTTCTCCGTGGCTGGCCTGCGTGCCGGTCTTTCTGATTCGCGCGGGCAGTTGACCCTCGCATTCGTAATCCTTGCAAACGCTATCGATGCAGCTCGAGCTATTCGCGGAAAGCCTCCCTGTGTTGTCCTCTGGGAAAACGTTCCCGGTGTCCTTACGGACAAGACCAACGCCTTCGGACACCTGCTTGGAGGGCTTGCCGGCGAAGACGACGCACTGGTCCCGGCAGGGAAAAAATGGGCGAACGCTGGTGCTGTGTTTGGACCCGAAAGGTCAGCCGCGTGGCGACTCCTTGATGCCCAATATTTCCGAGTGGCACAACGACGCCGGCGTTGTTTCGTTATCGCAAGTGCTCGAGACGGGTTCGATCCCACAGCAGTACTTTTTGACTGGCAAGGCGTGCGCCGGGATTCTGCGCCGAGCCGCGGCGCGTGGGCGGGCGCTGCCGCCGGTGCTCTACGAAGCACTGACGGCGGTAGCGACGTCGACCACGCACTAGCCGGCCATCTGCAGCCGGTCGTGGCCGCGCCGGTGACGCGCAGCGTCGAACGACCGCGCGGTGATGGCTTGGATCCGCTCGTCGTGTGCATGGCGCACGGGCAGGGCGGCGCCGAGATCGCCGAGGACCGTGCGCCCACGCTCACCTGTAACCACGAAGCGCCGATCGCCTGCTATGCCTTTCAGCCGCGCATCGCGCGCAACGGTCGCGGCGACATGGGCGATATCGTGAACGCGCTCACTGCGCAGGCCGGTGAGACGGGCAAGGGTGACGCGGCACCGTGCGTGGCCATCGCTATCGGCTTCGATTCCCGCCAAGACCCTGTCTCGAGCGAGCACGTTGCTGGCGCGCTTGGCTCCGGCCGCTCGCAGGCGCAGGCCGTGTGCGTTGCGATCCCGCTGCAAGAGGTAGGAAAGCGGACGGGTGTCAGTACAAGCGACATTCGCGCGGGGCTGGGAATCGGCGACGACGGCGATCCGATGTTCACGCTTCAGGCGACCGCGCAGCACGGCGTGGCGATGTGCGTGTTCGATCCGAATCAGATCACGAACCCCAACAACCGCAGCAATCCGACGCCGGGGCTGTGCCACACGCTGCCTGCGGTAGTGACTCCGCCTGTCCTGTACGGCACGCGCATGGCTGTGCGCCGCCTCACGCCGGTGGAGTGCGAGCGCCTTCAGGGCTTCCCCGATGGGTGGACGGCTGTGGTGTATCGCGGCAAGCAGGCGGCGGACGGGCCTCGCTACAAGGCGCTGGGAAACAGCATGGCCGTGCCCTGCATGGCCTTTCTCGGGCGGCGCATCGCTGCCTATTTCAATGGTGAGCTTATTCGGGGGTTGTGTTGAAAAACCTGCGTCTTTTGACGTGGTGCGCCGGGCTCGTTGGTCTGCTCGGCATCGCGCTCGTCTACACCGGCGCGCAGTTCGCGGACTTCCACAACGGCTGGGTCTATCTCGGCGTGCTGCTGTGGGTCGCGGCAATCGTGGCCGAGTTCTGCCTGTTTGCAATCGCGCTGCTCGAGGCGTTGCGCGTGCTGCATCCGTTGGTCGAGGTGCGCCGGTGAAGCGTCGCCTTCTCACGTCCGCCGTTGCGGCTGCGATGTCTGGCTTCTGTGCTGCCCCGTCCTACGCCCGATACGGGCCGTGGGGCGGTCCTGACTTCGGACAGGCCCCAACCATCAACCGCGAGCGCCGCTGCGCTTCGTGCCGCGTCGGGATCGTCTCCGGACGCCATTGTTTTGCTTGTTCTATGAGGAAAAAGCGTTGAAAACGGTTCACAAATTCCTATTGTCGGCGCGTGGTTGGCCGACGTCGATCCGGCTGCCCGCCGGCGCTCAAATCCAGCGCGTGGATGCGCAGTTCGGCTCGCCCTACGTGTGGGTTTGCCTGGATACCGCGCTGCCGTACGACCAGCCGTACGAGTTTTTGATTCTCGGCACTGGCGACGCCATTCCCGATGGCTATTGGCCGATCGGCACGTTCTTCGAGCACCACGGTAACGCGATGGTGTGGCACGCCTTCGCGCGCATGCCGGCCGCAACGCTCGCCTCGCACGTTCATACGGGGGTGGCGAATGTCTGAAATCGCAATGCCCACGCAGATCGTGTTGCGCGAGGTCGCAACGCTCTTGCCGTACGCGCGGAATGCTCGCCTGCATAGCGACGATCAGGTCGCCAACATCGCCAGCAGCATGAAGGAGTTCGGCTTCACGAACCCGGTCCTGATCGCTGACGACACGATCCTCGCGGGTCATGGCCGCGTGATGGCCGCCAACCTGCTGAAGCTGAAGGTCGTCCCGACGATCGATCTGTCGCACCTGTCGCCCACGCAGCGCAAGGCCTACGTGCTGGCGGACAACAAGATCGCGCTGAACTCGACGTACGACCTCGACATGCTGCGCGTTGAGCTCGAGGAACTGCAGGCTGAAGGCTTCGATCTCGGCATCACGGGTTTCGGCCTCGAGGAAATCTCGGACCTTCTCACGCCCGAGGAACTGCCGCCGTCGGACAAGGATCCGGACGCGCTGCCCGAGGTGCCGGAAGAACCGCACTCGAAGCCGGGCGACGTGTGGATTCTCGGCCCGCACCGCTTGATGTGCGGCGACTCCACGATGATCGACCACTGGGACACGCTCATGGCTGGCGAGCGCGCCGATATGGTGTGGACCGATCCGCCGTACAACGTCGCGTACGAGTCGAAGCTGGCCGGCGCAATCAAGAACGACGACATGGGCGACGCGAACTTCCACCAGTTCCTGCTCGATGCGTACACGTCGCTCTTTGCGGTCATGAAGCCGGGCGCCGCGATCTACGTCGCGCACGCTGATACGGAGGGCTACAACTTCCGCTCCGCGTTCCTGAAGGCCGGTTTCAAGCTGTCCGGTTGCCTCATCTGGGAAAAGGACAGCCTCGTGCTCGGCCGCTCCGATTACCAGTGGATGCATGAGCCGATCCTGTACGGATGGAAGCCGGGCAACGCGCACCGCTGGTTCGGTGGCCGCAAGCAGACGACGGTCGCGAAGATGGGCGAGGCCGCGCCGTTCGAACAGCAGCCAGACGGTCGCTGGGTGGTCCGCGCCGGCGGGCAGACGTTCGTCGTCTCGGGCGATGCGATGGTCGAGCAGCTTGAATCGTCGGTGATCTACCACGAGAAGCCCGCGCGCTCGGCGTTGCACCCGACCACCAAGCCGGTCTCGCTCATCACGAAGTTCCTGCGCAATAACGCGCGGCACAACGACATCATTGTCGACGCCTTCGGCGGTTCGGGTTCCACGCTGATCGCCGCCGAAATGATGGGTATGTGCGCGCGCCTGATGGAGCTTGATGGTCGCTTTGCTGATGTCATATGTGCCCGCTACCACGGCTTTACAGGCCGTCTGCCGGTCCACGCGCTGACGGGCGAGCCGTTCCCGGTCGCCGTGGCCGACAAGCTCAACGCGAAGTAAGGGGCAGCCATGTTCGATACCGGCAACTCCCGCCTCGGTGGCCTTCAGGACGGCTCGCTCGCGAAGGCGCAACGCCCGGGCAACGTGCCGACGGGTTGGGTCTGCCCGTGCTGCCAGAAGGTCAATGCGCCGTCTCAGCCCACGTGCGCGTCCTGCTCTAACCACATTTCTCCGGATGCCACATGCGCCTGATTCCGGTGGAGGGCGAGCAGTGACGCGTCGTGTGTCCGTGCTGTCTTGTCCGACGGTGCCGGAACTGCTCGGCATGACCGTCGAACGCCTGGCCGACGTCGCCGCGGTGCTGGGCGTCGATGGCCCGGCTGAATCGATGATCGCCTTTGCGCTTGAGGTGCAGCGCGCGGCGATCGCTTCTCTCAACGCGCACTGATGCGCTCGAATTCTGGAAGGAGAACCAAATGAAACGAACTCTAGTCGCTGTCGCCGTGTTGCTGCTCGCCTCGAGCGCTACCTATGCGCGCGGCGGTGGTGGTGGCGGTGGCGGCCACGCCAGCGGCGGCGGTCATGCATCCGTGTCCGCCCATCCGGTCACGTCCGCACATGCCGTTGAATCGGCCCACGTCTCGACCGTGCACGCGACCGAGTCGGCGCCCGCGCCGCGCTCGACGTCTACCTCGTCGTGGTCTGGCTCGCGCTGGTGGCCGTTCTCGCACAGCAGTTCGTCGCCTGACTGCCGCGACGCCAAGCAGCCGAAGAAGCCGGAGTGCGCGCGATGAGCTACGGCGTCCGTCGTTTCGAGGGCGGCCGTCCGGTCGGCGGTGATTCGTTCGGCTATGACCCGGAGTGGGATGGTCCGCGCAGGGTTGGAAGTCGCGGCGCGCAGTCGCAGAAGGTGGCCGAGCCTGCTGCGGCGCCTACGCCCGCTCCGGTGCCGCCTGCGCCGCCCGTCGTGCACATCAAGAAGCACCGCACGGTCGAATTGCCGCCGGCGGCACCTGCGCCCGTTGCGCCGGCCGCGCCCGCGTTTATGCCTGCACCGGCACCTGCGCCGACGCCAGTGCCCGTTGCGCCGCCGGTGCCCGCGCCTGCGCCTGCCATGCGGCCGATTGTGGACACCGCCTGCATGCGCGGCTTCCTCATCCAGCAGATGCAGTTGGCCGCGACCGGCGCGATCGACACCGAGCGCGTCAAGAACGTTTGCGCGCTCGCGCAGCAGGTCTACCACGCCACCAAGCTCGAGCTCGACGCGGCTCGAATCCTTAAAGACACCGACAGGTCAATCCGTGCAATCGATCTCACATCTGATGACGGCGCCTAACCCATACGGCGATCCGATCCTCGTCCCGCGCAATTGGTACAAGACGATTCACTGCTACCAGATCGTCTCGGGCTCGCATGCGATGGGCTATCCGGCGGGCTTCGAGCCCGTCGTGCTGCGCGGCGCCGAGCATTGCCGCCGGTGGAGGCGCGGCAGTGCGCGCAATTACGGCACCGCGGTTCTCACGCGCTACGTGCGCCGGCTGCGCCTCACCGAGACCGATCCGCGCCGGTGGGTTGACTGGCTGAACACGAAGCTGCTGCCGATCGCGAGCAATCGCAATTGGTGGCCGCACCAGCGCGCGTGCATGCAGGATCTGCGCTCGATGGTGTCGGACTGCAGCGCGGTCATCGACGGCGAGGAAGTCCGGTTCTATACGGATGCGGCGCGGCGCAACGTCCGTGCGCTTCATAAGGCCATGAAAACTGCCGCGCGTGGGGTTGCGGCATGAACGCTCGCCAACGACGCGCAGATCGGCGGCGCTTCAATCGCCGATACCGGGCATCGATGGCCCACGCTGAGGAAAGACTGTCGACAGCAGAGCGGGCGATTCTGGACGACTGGTATCGCACGGGGCACCGCGCGTACCTGAGCAAAACCGACCAGCCTACGCACTTCAGCGGAATCAGCGGGGTACTCGGATGAACGCCCATCAACGTCGCATCGCACGCCGCGCCTTCAATGCGACCGAGGAAGGGCGCGCGCTGGCCGCCAAAGCAACCCGGTTTCTCGATGAGTTGGGGCCGCCGAAGTACGAGCCTCCGGCTTTCCCGCGCTTTCGTCTGGACGCGTTCTATCCGATCGTCATCAAGCCGCGGCCTGTTGTGCTCATGGGCGTACTAGGCATCTGACCGAAACCGAGCGGTTGCGGACACCTGCCGCAGTCGTGACCGAAATCTAACCATTCACCGTTTTGGACGTGACCGAAAGGCGCGGGGCGTTTTCGGACGCCTCATTTACCCTTCACTCAACGGAGCCCGCTGGCTTTGATTAAAACTTTCGAACGCAACACCGCCGGCCGCGACTTCGTGGTCGGCGACATTCATGGGTCGTTCTCCCGCCTTGAGGCCGCGCTTGCGGATCTGCGGTTTGACGTAGATCGCGACCGGCTGTTCTCTGTCGGCGACCTGGTCGACCGTGGTCCAGAGTCCGAGCGCGTGCTCGAGTTCCTCGACAAGCCGTGGTTCCACTCGGTGATGGGAAATCACGAATGGATGGCGATGGCCTTCGTGATGGGCGATATCGACACGCGCAATTACGCAGCGAACGGCGGGGCATGGCTGATCGGCAAGACGGACGTCGAGCGCCTGGAGTACTGCCTGCGCTTCGCTGATCTGCCGATCGGGATTGAGGTTGATATCGGCGAAGGTCAGCGCGTGGGCATCGTGCACGCGGAGTGCCCGCTCGGGTCGTGGGACGAGTTCAAGCTGGCGCTTACGCTCGAGCAGAAGAACGCCGTCTCGATGGCTGCAATGTGGGCGCGGACGCGTATCGATCACCTGTTAGACGGGCCGATCAGTGACGTCGCTGCGGTCATCGTGGGCCATACCCCTGTCGAGCGCGTGACGAGCCTCGGCAACTCGTTTTACATCGACACAGGCGCGTTCATTCCCGGCCGCGCGCTCACGGTCGTGCAGCTGGCGCCGCGCCCGGGTGTCGTCCTCGAGGAAGTCGCCACGGCATGACATTCCCCGTCATTTTCTATCTGTGGTGGGCTGGCCTGTTCTACGCGCCGCGCCCACCGTCTAAACCCGCTGCACCTTCAATTCAAAAGGACAAGATCGATGATTAAGCCAACCGTGGGCCGCGTGGTCCTGTTTCAGCCGTTGAAGCCGAGCGATCAACCGCTGCGCGATCAGCCGTTCGCGGCGACGATCTCGTACGTGTGGGGCGACCGGATGGTCAACCTCTCGTACGTCGACCAAAACGGCACCGCCGGTAACGCGACGTCTGTGGCGCTGCTGCAGGACGACGACGTCGGCAGCGATCGCGGCTATTACGCCTACTGGATGCCGTATCAGGTGGAGCAGGCCGACAAGGCCGCGAAGGAGGCCGATCACGGCATCAAAACTGGCGACACCGTGCGCCTGCGCAGCGGTGGGCCGCTTATGGTCGTGGAGTCCGTCAGCGGCCAGAGCGTCGTCTGCATGTGGGCCGGCGAATACATCAACCGGGAATCGTTCAAGGCTGCAACGCTCGATAAGGTGCAATCGGCCACCGCCGCCGATGTGAAGCTCGAGCATCCGTCTGGCAGCGCGGTGAAAAACGACGGCGACGGAGAAGCGCAGCCTTCTCCCTCGTCCGTGGTCCCGCGCATTCGCGTTGTCACCGACGGCGGTCTCACGAAGGTGTACGACCACGCAACCGGCGAAGAAATCAAGCTCGTTCAGGCTCTGCGCATGGAGCACCACAAGGGCGGCAGGATGTATGCCCGCGTGGAGACGCTTGCTCAGGTAGCGACCGCCACGGTGGTATCGGATGCGGAAGTGGAGGCGGTCTCTCCAGACGCTGCTCGCTCTAAGGGGCCAGTGTGGGATGCGTACGAGGGGCCGGTACTGGCTGCAAGCGATCAGCCGCTGGTGCTCACGGTGAAGGGCGAACTCTCCGAGGCGGACCTCGCTAGATTCCGCGCGTGTTGGGATGACGCTGCAGTGAAAATCGCGCATAACGGCGATGTGACGATCACTGCGCCGAACGTGAGCATCTCGGGTAGTGTGAAGCTGGGCGAAGATGGCCCGCTGCTGGCCGAGGGTACGATGCAGGCGGCGGCTCAAACCGAAGGCCTCGATATCGGCGGTGCCGTGCGTGCGCTGAACGCGGGCATGCGTCTGAAGCGGCGCGTGTGGGGTGATGTGTGGCTCGCGCTGTCGCCCGGCACGCCCGCACTGCAGGCGGACAAGTTTTGGGCGGGCCCGAACCGCGACTATGCGGCTTCACGCGAGTCGGGTACGGCGCACGTTCTGCCGTCTGTGACCGTGAAACTTGAGACGGGCGAGATTGTCATGGGCTGGGCAGCGAATCCGGTTGATCTGCTCGCGCAGGACTGGTGCGTGGTCTAGGCTACAATGCAGTCCGGAAGCGCGAAACTGGTTGCCTCTCGGCGGCTATAACCAGCGTAGGAACCCCACGGATGGCCCTGACTCCGTGTGAGGTGAGACCTTCCCGTAAGCCCGGCCTAACCGCCGGGCTTTTGTCTTTCTGGCACCTGATGGCTACCTGTCAGGTATCACGCGACCGCGCGAATCGCCCATGTTCCGTCGCCGCGCAGGTGGGCGTGCCATTCCTCGCCGTGGCACTTCACTTCGACGGTCATTCCGCCGGTGTATTCGTAGGCGATGATCTTGTCTCCGTCGGAATAGCGCCACATCTCGGGCGTCACGGTGAAACTCTCGGCCGCGCGCATGCAGCGGTGGCAGAAGGGCCGCATGTTCGGTCCCGGCGTGCGCGGGATCGTCAGTTCAATCGTGTTTTTCATCTTCGCTCTCCCGCTTGCCACCTTCGTGCACGACCAGTCGCGGCACGCCGGTGCTTGGTAGCTCGAGCGGGAGGTCTGCCTGCTCCATCGCCTCGCGGATGGCGTGTTCCCACAGGTTCGTGTTGTTGAGGCCGTCGGCGGCGCCCTGCGCCTCGGCCAGCCGCTTTTCGAACTCCACCGTGGTGATGGGCGGCGTTCGCTCGTTCTGGATCCACGGCGCCGCGACCGCGCGCAGCACGCCCGCGTCGACGCCGAGCATTGCGGCCATAACGGCGAAGCTGCTGCGTTCGTTTTCCATTGGTTTTCCTCGAAATTTGCGGTAGTGCCTGGACCCTACACCCAGGCGGTTTACCACGTCAACCGGGCAGCGTACGCCCGGGCGTCGTGACGTCATCCTCGTCGGCATCAATCACGGGGTTCCGATGTCTGACTCGCGCACGCTCTCCGGCCTCCGTCGGCCGCTTCTCTTTCTGAAGGCGACGGTAAAGAAGCAGGTTTTCATTCCAACCTATACCCGCGGTGACGGCACGGTGGTGCCCGGGCATAACGCGATGGTGCACGTCGCGGTCGACCACGACGATGCGAAGGTGGCCGCCGGGCAGGGCACGCATTCGCAGCGGCAGGCGCATGCGCGTCTCGCTCGTGACGCTGGGTTCCACGCCCTGCCGACGCAGCACAAGGCCGCCGTGGTGATGAAGCACGCCACGGAAATTCAGGACGCAGCCAGCGCGGCGGCGCAGCTGTCGACGTTTCGAAAAAAGGTGCTCGCCGGCGAGAAGCCGTCCGCGGCGGAACTGAAGCGCTTCGAGGCGGCACCGGATGACAAGCGGCGCGCGCTGGTGTCGGAGTTTCGCGCAGCCGGCAAGCTCGACGCGGTACCGCAGGCGCATCACGATCTGCCCGAGCCAGACAAAGAGCGCAGCGCGCCCGCGAAAAAGGCCGCACAGCCGGTCGCGGACGCTGGCTCTGCCGACACCTCGAAGGACGGCGCCGATGCTCACCTCGAGGCGATCAACGCGGCGAAACTGCCCGCGTCGAACGTGAATGCGAAGGTCGTAAATATGAAGCTCGACGCCATCGCAGCCGCGCTGAAATCGGGCGACGCTGCGCTGCTCACAATGATGTCGTACGGGTCGAACAATTACGCGAAAAAGCAGGTTAATCTAGCGAACCGCGCGCTCGAGTTGCTTGGCTCTGCCGAACGTGTGAAACCCGGGCAGAAGGGCACGCCTGGATTCCGGACGGATGCGCAGATTGCCGCGGCGAAGCAGGCCGCGAAGGCGCAGCGCACGGTCGATCCGGAGAGCGATAGCCTGATGACGGCGATCGCGAAGCTCGGCGGCCTGAAGGCGTCGGAGGTTAGCTCGCAGTGGGGGCTGTCTAAAAACGATGTGAAAGGCGTGCGCGTCGGTATCCTGCCGGTGTTCTCGTCGCGCGGTAAGTCGATTGAGCGCATGGCCGAGGCGCTGCATGAGCTGGGCTACCTGAACTCTGAAGAGCATAACGAACTCGCCGACCACGTCGAGAAAGGCCTCGGCGGCGGCGACCACTTCACGGCGCAGGGCTACGCGAACAAGGCCGCGAAGGATCACGAAGCGCATTACCAAGGTTTGACCGGGCAGGACGTGGCCGCGAGCGGCTTCGATGATCTGCCGCCCGAAGCGCAACAACAGATTGAGGAGTTCCTTGATGAAAACCCCGACTTCACCGCCGAAGAAATCGAAAACTTCGAGCGCATGCAGCAACTGGCAGACGCGGATGACGTCCCATTTGAGCCACTTGACTTCGGAACAAAGGGCGCGCGCCACTACGACTTTGGTCAAGCTGATGAAGGCTCGGGCAAGCCGGACGACGTCCCCTTCTAAGGCCGATTAACGCGGGTTTCTCGCGGTCGTCGTGACGGTAGCCTCGATTCATCGTAATCGGGGCTCCCATGTCGAACACCACCCTCGCTGGATTTTCCGGTCGTCCGCTTCTGTTCCTGAAGGCGACCGTCAAAAAGAAGGTTTATATCCCGACGTACACGCGCCACGACGGCGTTGTTGTGCCGGGGCACTGGACGTCGGTTCACGTGGCCGACGACCACGACGGCCATAAGATCCTCGCTGGCGACGGCACCCACTCTCAAAAGCTCGCGCACAAGGCGCTCTCGAAGCACGCATGGTTCGGCGAACTCCCGCACGACCATAAGGTGCATGTGCTCCTGGAGCACGCGACCGAGATTCAGGACAAGGCGTCGCTTGCCGCGAAGCTCTCGACGCTGAAGTCGAACGTTCTCGCCGGCAAGAGCCCGACCGCATCGGAGATCAAGGCGTTCCTCGACGCCCCGAATGAAAAGCAGGAGGCAATCTCGAAGGAAATCGTCGCGGGCGGCCAATGGCACGAGTTCGCAAACTCGATCGTCGCCTGGCAGCAGAAGAACCCGCCGACCGAGGCCGCTGCGCCGGTTACGCCGGAATCGTTCGAAGCTCCGAAGCCTGCGCCGGAGTCAAAGCCAGAATTCGTGCCGAAGATCATCAAAACGTCGTACGACGGCCAGCCGGTGGTGATCACCGAGTTGGAGGCGGGCGGCTACAAGCTGTCGGTCGACGGCGTCGAGCACGGCTCTTTCACCACAACGAACGCGGCGCAGGCCTTCGCGCACAAGCTCGTCTTTGATGACGCAACGAACCCCGAGCCGGCTCCGGTGCCGAAGGTCGTCGCTGCTGCTCAAAATTCCGCGCCGGCCGTCGGCCCGAACGCGAAGTTGGCGGCGATCACGATGGCTATCGACGCGGCGAAGCTGCCGGAGTCGAACACCAACGCTAAGGGTGTGAACGCGAAGCTCGACGCGATCGCGAAGGCTGCGGCTGCTGGCGACGCTAAGACGCTGCTGATGATGGGCTACGGCTCCAACAACTACGGCGTCAAGGCGACGAAGCTCGCCAATCAGGCGCTCGCGATGCTCGGCTCGACGCACACCGTCATGCCCGGGCAAAAGATGGCGAGTCATCCGGGGCTGAAGGACGCGCCCGCTGCCGCGCCGACCGAGCCGGTCACGGTCGTGTCGGCGACGCAAGGGGCGCCTGGGACGAAGATCCCGTCTCCGGCGCCCGCAGTTGTATCCGCCGTTGAGGTCGCACCTGCGCCGGCCGCTCATGCCGGTCCCGGTCTGCCGGACAGTGAGATTCCGCCGAAGCCGAACGGCGCAAGCACAACCGATTGTGCGGTGGCAGCAGCTGCGGCCAAGGCCGGCGAACTCGGCAAGCTGAAATCGATGATTGCGAAGATCTCGAACAGCGTAAAACCCGCGCCTAAGACGTTGAAGTACGTCACGGACCTCAAGAACAAGCTGGAGGCGCAAAAGGATAAGCAGGCTTTGGCGGAGGCGAGCGCGATGATCGCCGCCAGCGGCCCGAAGGAAGGCGAAACCAAGCAGGGCGCTGACGGCACGCTCGTGTTCAAGGACGGGCGCTGGCACAAGGTGGACGAGCCTGCTGCTGCCGCGCCAGCGGCTGCTGTGAAGAAGGAGGTTTCTGGCTTCAAGTACACGCACACCGGCGACGGGCACAACAAGTTCTGGACGGTTGCTCTGAATCAGGGCGCCGACGGTAAGTGGCACGTACACACCCACTACGGGAAGATCGGCTCGAAGGGCGCTGTCACCACCAAAACGTTCGCCACGCACGCGGCGGCGGACGCTGAAGCAGTGAAGCTCTCCAAGCAGAAGCAGGCAAAGGGCTATAAATCGGCTGGCATCGGTACGTTCGCGGTGGACGGCGTCGGCACTGCACCTGTCGCTGCATCGCCTGATACCGCTGCTGCTCCCTCCCAAAAACCTGCACCGAAGGTCGTAGCCGCCTCACAAGCGGCTCCGAAGGCCGCGCCCGCGTCTATCGATGGCTGGGCCAAAACGGGCGGCCAGCAGGGCTATAACGACGGCGGCACGTATGTGGATCCGCAGGGCATCGCCTGGTATTGCAAGTTCCCGGCCGGCGGTGAGAAGGTCGTCAAGAACGAACTGCTTGCCTCGAAGCTCTACGCGCTCGCGGGCGTCGATGCGGCTGAAACCAAGATGATCACGCAAGGCGGCAAGGTCGGTATCGCCTCGAGGATCGTCGCTGGCGCGAAACAGGACAAGGACGCGCTTCTCGCCGGCAAGGCGCCGGGGCTGCTCTCGGGCTTTGCCGTCGACGCGTGGCTCGCGAACTGGGACGCGGTCGGCAATAACCCCGCGAAGGGCTACGACAACATCCTGATCAAGCCGGACGGCGCTGCCGTTCGCATCGACTCGGGCGGGGCGCTGCTGTACGGCGGCGCTGGCGGCAAAAAGCAGCAGTTCACGGACAAGGTCATCGAGCTTAAGACCATGCTCGACCCGAAGAAGAACGCCCACACGGCTGCTGTGTTCGGGAAGATGAGCCAGGCGGACATTGCCGCCTCGGTGGCGAAAGTTGCGGCCATCTCCGACGATGCGATCAAGGAGTACTGCCAGCAGTACGGCCCGGGCGACCCCACGCAGCGCGAGCGCATGGCTAACACGCTGATCGCGCGCAAGGCCGACATGCTGTCGCAGGATCCGCACGTCGCGAAAATGGCCGACAAGCTGAAGGCCGCAACGAAGAAGCCTGCCGCGAAGAAGGTCAGTGACGTGTCGTGGGTGAAGCTCAAACCGGGCGAGAAGGTCGTTGAGAAGGGCGAGCAGTTCGGCGGCTCGTACGTGAAGATCGAGGTTCCGGCGAAGGGCTTCAACAAAGCGGGCATCCCGCAGCCGTACGTCTACGACAAGTCCAGCTCGTCGTTTGTGAACGCGCAGAACACGGCCGACATCAAGTCGGTCTATGACACCGCGATTACCACGCACGACCCGGATGCGGTGCTCGGGCTGAAGTACGAGCAGATCGAGAAGGCCACGGGCGTCAAAACCGGAAAGATGCTCACGCTCGAGGAGCACCCGTCCAAGGCGTACGTAAAGGAGTACGTCAACCAGGTAGCGGCGGAACTGAAGGCGCAGACCGAGCCGACGTACCGGATCGAACACCGCGGCGGCTTCACGTCGACGTACTCTGCCGCGGCGAAGCAGATCGCCTCGAAGGTCAAGACGATCGGCTACGAGAAGTTCGCGAAGTGGGCCCACAAGGCGGCGGACTATCTGGTGCTCGACAAGCACGCGGGTGCCGGTATCCCGACGCCGCACGAAGAGATGTTCCACAACGTAGAGCCGAGCGACCCGGCGATGAAGGCGTTCAAGGCAGCGAGCGACACCAATTTCGCGAAGCTCACGGAGAAGGAAAAGACCGCGTGTCAGGCGTACACCGGGAGCGCCTACTGGAACTGGAACTCCGCGATGCGCCTGGGCACCGTCGACTCTGCCGAGTTCAAGGCGGGCGATCCGATGCGCAAGGCGTTCGCCAAGGCGGCGGTCGATCTGCCCGAGGGCATCATCCTGCATCGCGGGCTGAACGTCGGCGGCGACACCTATAAATCGGTCATCGGCGCCGTGATTCAGGATGGCTCGTTCCAGTCCTCGAGCTACGGCAAGAAGGCCGCTTTCTCGGGTAAGACCTCACAGTTGCGGCTGCACGTCACAAAGGGCGTTAAAGGTATGATGGCCACGACCTTTTCTGGCTTTGGCTCGAGCGAGCGTGAGATCATCCTGCATCCGAACTGCCGTTACGTCGTGACCGGCGTCGAAAGCAAGAACGGCCAGAACGTCGTTGACGTGCTGGTCCTGCCTCATGAGGAATAAGATGGAAAACACATCAGCACTGCCGGCGGCGGCCGGCGCTCCGGAGTCGGGCCAACTCGAGAACGGTCGCCTGTGGCTGAACACCGCGAGCGTCGTGGACCGCATTGTTCGGGACTTCACCGCCGACGCGCTGCGCGTGCTCGCGCATGCGGACGTGGAGGCACAACTCGACTTTCGCTGCCGCGCTATGAACACGCTTTTCCTCGGCGGCCCGGTGCCGACGGATCGTTACGAGCGCGGCCCGTGGAACACGCCCGAGCAGCTGGGGCAGTCCATTCTCACGGCGCTGCGCATCGAAGGCGAGACGCGGCTCGCGGTGCGCGACGCTTTCATGGTCTACCTGTCTGCGGTGCTCGACGGCGTGGATCCGGATCAGTTCGACGCCGCGGCGCTCGAGCCGTACGTCGCGAACCTGCGCAATGCGCTACTCGGCCTGCCGGATTCATCGCCTTACTGGACAGTGCGCGAATAGCGACAGGCGACGTGACACGCTCGGTCGGGACGGTATAGTGCGAACCATCCCCAATTCGCCCCGGCCGCGCTATGCCCGTCGTTCTATTCCTGAAAGCCCATGTGAAGGGCTACACCCGGCAGGACGGCGTGTTCGTCAAGGAACACGACACCAAAGTCCAGAAAAAGCACAAACCGGACAATGCGTGGGCGAAGCCGGGCGCGGCGGTGCCGAAGAAGCCGGCCGGGAAGAAACCGGCCGCGCTGAAGGTCGAGCCGCCCAAGACCGCGTTCCTGTTCTCCGGCATGAAGAAGGTTCCGCCCACGGCGGCTCTGCATCCCAGCCCTGACGATCAGGGCAAACCCTTTCATATCCATGCGCCCAGCGAGCCGTCGGCGGCCGACACGTGGGCCGATCCCACGGCGACGGCGGTGTTCGTGCCGGGCGGCGCCGCGCCGGCGGAACTGAGCGGCGTTCCGTTCGCGCCGTGGGCCGATCACCCGCGCACGCTCGAGGGCTGGCAGTACGTGCCCGGGCAGATGCACGACCTCGAGGAACCGGAATTGTCCCTGCACGGCAAAGAGCCGGCCGCAGGCGTCGTCATTGAGGAACCGGACGGGCGCGTGTGGATGGTCAGCCCGACGAACGGCTTCGCGGGCTACCGGACCACCTTCCCGAAGGGCCACGCCGACGACGGCATTTCGCTGCAGGCGACCGCGATCAAGGAGGCATTCGAGGAATCGGGCCTGCAGGTGGAGATCACGGGCTTTATCGGCGACGTCGAGCGGTCGCAGACCATGACGCGCTACTACCGCGCGCGGCGTGTCGGCGGCACGCCTGCGGCGATGGGCTGGGAGTCGCAGGCAGTGACGCTCGCGCCGGCGTCCGCGGTGCACGAGGAACTGAACCGCTCGGTCGATCGTCAGGTGGCCACGCTCGCGGGCATCGCTCCGCCGGCGGGGCTCGCCGAGTCGGTGGACGACTGGACGAAGGTGGGGAAGGCGGCGGGCTCGAACCCGGGCGGCTTCTTCGAGGATCCGGCCGGACAGGAGTGGTACGTCAAGGTGCCGAAGTCCACCAACATCGCGAAGAACGAGATTCTCGCCTCGAAGCTGTACGAGGCGGCCGGCGTGCGCGTGCCCGAACTAAAGCCCGTGACGGTCGGCGGTAAAACGGCTATCGCGTCGAAGATCATTCCCGGGCTCGAGAAGTTCACGGACGGCTCGGAGCACGTTGATGGCGTGATGGACGGCTTCGCGGTGGATGCATGGCTCGCGAATTGGGACGTCGTCGGCCTGCTGCACGACAACCTGCTTGCGGACGAGCATGGGCGCGCGGTGCGCGTGGACGTCGGCGGCTCGCTGATCTACCGCGCGCAGGGCGAGCCGAAGGGCAAGGCGTTCGGTACCGAGGTGGGCGAGCTTGAATCGCTCACCAATGGCAAGAACGCGCAGGCCGCGTCCGTGTTCGGCCATATCACGCACGATGAACTGCTCGCAGGCGTCGCGCGCGTGGCGTCGGTCACTGATGCCAAGATCCGCGCTCTGTGCGAGGAACACGGCCCCGGCACCGCTGCGCAGCGTCAAAGCCTGGCGGATACCCTCATCGCCCGGCGCGCATACCTGATGGCGCTCGCGGGATAGGCAGTCAGCCTCGCGGGGAAGGGCGGGATATTCTGCGACACTCGCAGAAATTGCGTGACACGCAGAAAAAGCTACGTCACAATCGCCTCACCCTAACCGAACGAGGCTACTGCCATGTGGATCTGCCTGAATAACGCGTTTCTTTCCATCGTCAATCATCCGGACGACACCGGCATGCTGCTGGTGCGCGCTCGCCGCAAAGGCGATATCGAAGTTGTATTCGGCGACCAGTGGCCGGTCACGACGCTGCCGAAGCGGGATTATCGGTTCCGCGCCTCCATCCCGCGTGCGGTGGTAGGCCGTGCGATCGCCGGGCACCTCGAAGGCATCGACTACGGCAACTTCAAGAACTCCGTTCGCGACGCTGCGCTGCACGACGCCTACGCCACCGTATGGGGCGTGATGGCGCAGCTGCAGGAGGTTCCGCCGTACGGCTCGCGCCCGCGCCCGGGCTTCGCTGCTCATCCGGTGCGCTGATCGGGGGCTGACATGGTTCTTTCTCTCGCGCAAGTTCACGCGCTGTACATGGCGATGATCGCCCTTAACGAAATCAACGCCTCATACCGCTTCACGGTGGAGGACGGTTCCGGTTCTCGCTTCATCATCGAGGAAGAGCCGGACTCGTGGGCGGTGCTCGTTCGCATCAACGACGGCACCATCATCAACCGCTACGAGAACCAGGCCGCGTTCGCATTGGCGTACGGGATGGAGGTCTGACATGGACGCGCCGATCAAAGACCAAATCGCCGGGCTGCGGGCGCAGGCTGCGCACTTTCGTGGCCTTGCGGTACAAAAGCGCTCGCTGATCCGCATCCTGAAGGCGCGACCTCTCGGCCAACGCGACCGGATTGCTGTCCTGAAGGCGCAATGCGCCGCGTCGGAGTACTCGCAGTCGGCACGTCAATACGAAGCGCGAGCGAAGGAACTGCGGGCGCAAATGGGCGGGGTGCGCTCATGAAGTCCATTCTCGACACCTTCTTCGCGCTGCGCCGTCCGTGCGCGAACTGCCCGTTTCGCAAGGAGGGGGCGATTGATCTCGAGCCCGGGAGGCTGGCGGGCATCGTGAGCAGCCTGGTCGACGGCGACGCCACCACGTTCCACTGCCACAAGACGGTCCACAACGGGCGCACTGGCGGTGAGTGGAGCGAGGATGGCGACTATCTCGCGAGCGGGCAGGAGAGCATGTGTGCTGGCGCAATCGTCTATCTCGAGAAGCTCGGGCGTCCGACGGTCGCCATGCGCCTCGGCGTGGTCTACGGCATTTACGATCCCGAACGGCTGAAACCCTGCTATCCGGAGGTCATCGAGCCGATGTCCGACCTGTAAATTACCTTTGTTGTGCGCGCAGTTTCCCCCAGAGGCTGCGCGTGTGTTTCGGGGCGTCCATTGCGACGCCCCTTTTTTTCGTCCGTCCCGAGTTGGCTATATGCGCCACGCGCAGAATATTTTCTGCTCGGTGCACACATTTTCGAAAAGCGATGGCAGTATCCGTTCCGTCGCTGCACTGCGTGCGGCGCAAGAAACCGCAGCCCGGTCGGCCACCGGGACCAACTCGAAAAATCAGGACCAATCATGCAAATCCGCAAAATCGCTATCGCCGTTTCCTTCATCTTTGGTGCAGCTGTCGCGCAAGCTGCGCAGCCGGTCGGCTCGGCCGCTATCGGCGGCGTTGCTGTCGGCGGCAAGATCGGCGGCACCGTTTTCGTGCAGCAGGGGGGCACCAGCGAGTCGCAGTCGAATTCGGTTGCTCAGGCAAACGCGACGCTGACCACGACCGTCTCGCAATCGGCCGGCTCGCTCGCGGCCAACGTGTCGGGTGTGACGTCCACCAGCCTTCAGCAGTCGGCATGGAACTACTCGACCGGCGGCGGCACTGGCACGGCGAGCACGGCTGGTTATGCCGCTGCTGGTGCTGCTGGCGCGGTTGCGATTGAGGGCGTGGGCGCTGCTGGTGGTTATAGCGGTGCGGGCTCGGCGGGCAGCGTCAACGTGACGACGAATGGCGGCGGCTACAACAACTCGGTAACGAGCACGAACTTCGGCTCGGGCCTGACTGTCGTGACGCAGCCGACATCGACCAACGGCGTTGCAGGCCAGTCTGTGACGGTCACGGACACGAAGTCGGGCGATGCCTTCGCGTCGAACTCCAAGGGCGACGTGACGCTGAACACGGGCACCACGGCTAACCCGGTGAGCACGGACCTCGGCGGTGGCACGAATACGGTTGTTAGCGGCGGCGTCTACGGTGCTGGCTCGCAAGCTCTCGCGGTGACGACCAACACTGCCGGTAACGCGGACCTCGCTGTGTCGAGCGGCGCTCCAATCGTGATCCAGACGGCGGTATCGAACGGCCTGTAATTCGCGGGCTTCGCTTCGAGAGGGACGCGCCACACGCGCGCGTCCCGGTTCAAAATCAAAGAGAGACTGTGATGCAAAAGACCACCATCATTCTCGCGCTGGCAGCAGTCGCGTTGAGCAGCGCGGCTAACGCGCAAACGAGCGGAGTTTCCTCCGGGGCCACGGCAACGACGGCATCTACCAGCGCGGGCGGCGCCGTTGTTTTCGCTCCGACGTCGGGCGATTCGAACGTCAACTACGCGGCGAACTCCGCCATTGCACCGGGGCTTGTCGCGGGTATGACCACCTGCATGGGCTCGGCCTCCGTTGGCTTTCAGGTGCGCGAGTTTGGTTTCTCGTCCGGCAAGACGTACAAGGACGAGGATTGCCAGGCGGGTAACTTCGCGCAGACGCTGTGGAATCAGGGCTATCGCGCGCAGGCCATCGGCGTGCTGTGCTCACGTCCGCTGATCCGATATGCGGTGGCCACGCAGGGAGGGATTCCGTACCGTCGCGATGATGGTGTGATCGTGCATCGTGCTTGCCCGATGACGCCTGAAGAATGGCACTCGGCTGGCGAGCCGTTGCTCGACCCGATCACGGGCCGTCCGATGACCGAAGGCGAAATGAATCCTCCGATCAAGGTGTCCGTTGCGCCGCTCACGCCCGAGCAAAAGAAACAGCAGGAGAACGTCGCTTTGATCGAACAGCGCGCGGTCGATATCGCTCGCAGGCAGGATGCGGTTGTTGCTGCCAAGTAAGGGGCTGCCATGAAACGTTTTGTCTTGTTGCTCACCCTCTCTGCGGCTTGCGGCGCTGCCGTAGCTGCTGACGCGGGCGTGGTGAATGGTGGCCTTCCTCCCGGCTTCCCGCCGACGATCCGCGTGCTGAATGTTCCGCTTGGCTCGGGCGTCCCTTCGGTTGGGGCGACGTCCGGTTACAGCGTCGCGGAGCACGTCCGTGACGGCCTGTATCACGTCCCGGGCTATCTTCCCTTCGACCCGACCGCCGAACCCGTTCCTGCGCGCGTTGTTCCCCTGCGATGCACGGGTTCTCCCGGTTCAGAGTGGGTCTGCGATGGCTACTCGATCCATCCCGGGATATCGCGCGGGGAGAACATCCTGATTCAGCCGGTCCTCTCCAAGTAGTTCAAGCCAGCCGCGCGCTGGCTTTTTTTTCGGCTTGCTCCGAAAAGAGTTTTATCAGTTGGTGCATAGTTCCCGGGGCGATGCAAACATGGGCTTCCTCAATCGAACGGAGATGTTCATGAACGATGTTGAAATGAAGGCCTGGGATAACGTCTGCGACAACACGCCTGCTGAAGAAGGCGCACGCTTTGACGCGGTCGCGCTGGTGGTTGCGGCCGGCGTGCTTTACGACGCTGCTGTCCTGATGGTGCAGCGCTGGTCCCGCCAGGCAGGCCATCGCGTCGTTGCTGTCGGCGACGACATGTGGACGTGGGACTTCGGTGGTCCCGACGGATATCCAGACGCTCTACCGGCTTAACGCGCCACTCGAACGCCAGCCTCGCGCTGGCGTTTTGCATTCTGGTCGTGACGCCATGCTGAATCGCAGGTTTATCAATCGATTTAGCGAGGCAATACCGGCGTGCAGGAATTTGAAATTGACCTACCCGAACTGTTCCCGGCCCAAGAGCAGATTCTGGAAAGCGCCGCACGTTTTAACGTCGTTCACGGGGGCGCACAATCGGGGCTGAGCGCGCTCGCCATCGATGTGCTGCTCATGTCCCGCCTCGGGGCCGTCAACGGCTACCACACCGCTTTCCTGCTGCCGGATGAGGATGCGGTCGTCAAGGCGAAGCGTCGCGTCTTTTCCGTCATTCACCCACTCGTCATTGGCCGTCCCGATCGGCCGCGCGTTGACCTCGTCACCGGCGGCTCTATCCGGTTTGCGGCGCTCAATGACCCGTCTCTCCAGTTGTGGGACCAGCTGTCGCTGATCGTCGTGGACGATGCGGCGCAGGTGCCGCGCCTCGAGCCGCTGTGGTTCGACATGCTCGAGCCGCTGCTCGCACAGTTCCGCGGCTCGGCGTGGTTCTTCTCGAAGCCCGCCGGCACGCGCAATGGCTTCGCGAACCTCGCCAGTCTCCAGAACTCGGATCCGCGCTGGGCGTCGCACAACCTGCGCACGTCGGACAACCCGTATTACGACCGCGCGAAGCTCGCCGAGGAGCGGGAGAAGTTCTCGACCGACGAGTTCGCGCAGGAGCGGGATGGGCTGTTCATTGACACGGCGATCACGCTGTCCGCGAGCCAGCGCGTCGTCCGCTCGGGCGAGACCTTCCGCATGTGGTGCGAGCGCCTCGCGCGCGAAGGTCTGAAGGTCGATGGCAAGCCGTTCACGCTGGACGATCGGCCGGCGATGGCGTGGATCTACGATCAGGTGCCTAGCACCGAGGACGAAGCCTATCGCTACGTGCTCGTTCTGATGAAGTGCGCGCAGGTGGGTTTCACGGTGATGGAGATCCTCGCGACGATCTACCTCGGTCTGCGCTTTGCGCCGTCGACCGTGATCATGTTTCTGCCGGATATGAACCTCGCGGGCCTGAAGTCCACTGAGCGTTTTATGCCGGTGGTGCGCTCGGTGCCGCAGGTGCATGCGCTGATGACGCAGGACGACAAGAACGGGGCCGGCCGCAAGACGGGCGAGGGCAACGTCAACCGGCGCCGGATTGCCGAGTCGCTGTACGTGTTCTCGTGGACCTCCGGCCGCGCCACGACCGAGTCGATTCCTGCTGACGTTTTGTCCTTTGACGAAGTGCAGGAAATGACGCTCGAGCAGATGGAGAAGTCCGTCGAGCGTCTATCGGCATCTGCGGTGCGTTTCGCGCTCATGGGCTCGACGGCGAACTGGCCGGACTCAGACATTCACCACTGGTACAAGCGTGGCTCGATGTACCAGTTCCACACCGAGTGCCCGACTTGCGGCGCACGTAAGCCGCTTGACGATTATTTCCCTGATTGCATCAAGTTCGACCCTGCTCGCGACGCGTATCGCTACGTGTGCCCGAACGGGCATTGGATCGATGACACGCAGCGCGGCGTGTGGATCGCGGAGAATCCGGACGTCGACAAGCCGATCGATCCACGCATTCCCAAAAAAGACCGGCCGCTGCGCATCCGGTCGATTCACTTTCCGCAGTTCCTCTCGCCGACGATCTCCGCCGGCGAAATCATCGACGCCTACCGCTCTGCCACGGACATGAAGAACTTCTTCAACCGTAAGCGCGGGAAGCCATACACCGACCCGTCCCAGGTGCCCGTCACGCTCGAGCACTGCGCGGCATGCGTGGAGGCCGGCCGCATCGCCGGCATCGTCTGGAAAACGCGCGCGCGCGGCACGTTCATGGGCATCGACCAGATGGGCCAGTTCAACGTGCACGTCATCAAGGAGCGGCTTCCGGACGGACGCCAGGCGACGATCCACATTGAGGAAACATACTCAACGGATCCGTTCGGCCGCTCATCCGAACTGATGGAGCAGTTCGGCGTCAGCGTGTGCGTGGTCGAAATCAACCCGAACTACAACGACGCGAAGAAGTTCGCCGCGCGTCACCCGGGCAAAGTGTTCATCTGTGACAGCTTCGGCTCGATGGTCGAGGGCATGATCCAGTGGGGCGATGGGCCAAAGCTCGACGCGTCCGACCGGCGCACGGACGAAGAGGCACGCGACCGCTACACGCTGCGCATGGACCAGTACAAATGCATGCAGGTGTCGATGGCGCGCATCGTGGAGCAGAAGTGCCTGTTCCCCGATCCGCAGGGGCTGGTGCAGGAAGTGAAGGACAAGGGCGTCACGCAACTCGCGGCTGTCGCGCCGCGCATGTTCCACCACTTCACCAAGACTGCGCTCGTCGCCGAGAAGGATCCCGAGACGAACAAGTACCGTCGCTCCGTGAAGAAGATCGGCATCGACCCGCACTTCTCGTACGCAAACATGCTGTGCGACGTCGCGTGGTCGCGCGCGCACGGCACGTCGACGTTCATCTTTCCAGACGAAAAAGAGGCGGTTCCTGTGGTCGAGGCTCATGGCGCGATCGCGCAGGGTACGGTGTTGAATCGCGTCCTCGAGGAGACGGCCGCGATCGGTGATGGGCGGTGCGGGCGCTGCTCCGCGTTTGATCCGGAGCGCGGCTGGTGCGAATCACACGAAGTGCTGGTGCGAGCCAGCGATCTGGCCTGCGAGCTATACGACGAGGACTAAGCCAGCGCCGCAGCTGCAAGCACAATTGCGCGGCGCGTCGCGGCGTAGTCCTCGGGGATCAGTTCGCCTTCGTCAGTTCCGGATTGGACCTCGGGGAACGTGTCCTCATCAATCCCGGCGCCCGGCTTCGGTCGGGTGCAGTACGTCGCGCCTGCGTTGATGTGCTCGTTGGCGATGGTCAGTTGCAGCTTGACGGCCAGCCGCAGCGCCTGCCCATCGTGCTCGAGCGGGTTCCAGTAGCCGTCGACGTCGTCGTGGGCGAGGTAGAGGGCTGCCGTGTAGCCATAGCGGACCTCTAGCCACGATCCATCCTCATAGTGACCGTCGCCATAGCCGGCCGCACGCGCCGCGCGCTCGAGCAGTTCTCGGTCTGTCATTCTGGCCTCGCTGGCGTGATCGTGATGGGCAGCTCGATCCACTTGAACGGCCGGTCAAATTTGATGGTCACGTTCAATTCCGCGCCGTCGCCGGCGGCTTGCGCTCCGCATCCGAAGTGGACCGCTGAAGCAGGCACCCATGCGCAGTTCGGTATCCGCTCGTCCAGCGTGGCGCCCAAAGCGCGAATGTCGGCGGCATAGACGCGCGCCTCGCTGTAGGCCGGCATGCTCTTGAGGTCATCGATGAAGCTCTCCGCTCGCTTTGCAATCGCTCGCCGGAGATCGGCCTCGCACGGCACCAGAGTTTCTTCAAGTGCGGCACGGATGGTTTCCTGAACGAATCTCAGCGCTTCTTCGGTCGATTGGGTCATTGCTTTCCTTCTCTCATGCTTAGGATGCTTCAAACGGCAGCGCGGCGCGCTCCTACCGACGCGCGCCGCGTTTTGATGGATTACGACCAGTCGATGGTGCCCGGCGCCGGGCACGTCCACGATGCCTTCAGGCGTTCGCGCATCTCGGCGAGCGTCGTCGTGCGCAGCAGCTTTCCGTCACGGAAAACCGGCACCAGTTCGCCGCCGTCGAACTGCTCGAGCGTCTGCTGTTCGTGGAGCACGTAGTCGCTTCCTTCCTTCTCGACGCGCAGCAGCCCCTTCGCTGACTTCTTCGTGCCGTCGTCGGTGGCCGGGTCTTTGTAGATCGCCACCTGTTCGCCGCCAACCTCCGCGTAGACCGCCTTCATGGCCCAGCCGAACGTATCGCGCGAGAGCATGTTGTACGTGTACGAGCCGATGCCGAACACGACGTTGTTGGACGCGAAACCCTTCGCGACGAGGCGGTGCATGATGTCGCGGGCGCGCGGCAGGCTGATGCTGTCGCCGTAGATCAAGCCGACGCTGTCGTCCAGCACCTTGAATCCCTTCGTCGTCGTGGTGCCGCCATAAATGTCCCACAGGCACTCGACGGCGCCTTTACGCTCCGCTTCGGTGATGCGCGTGTCGGTGCCGTCGAGTACCAGGTACTTGCCATCGGTGAACAGGTACGGCTGACCTTCTTCGTCGCAGGCGAGTTCGTCATCAAAGTATCCGGTCAGGATCTTCACTGGATCGCCCGAGTCCGGCCGAAACACCACCTTGCGCATGCCGAGCGCGTTCGGCGCGCGCGCGCGGATCTCATCCTTTAGATCGCGGGCCACTTTGGTGATGACCGCCCAAAAGTCGAACGAGTCGGCGACGATCGATACCATGCCGGTCGGGTAGTCCTGAGTCACCAGTTCGCGGATGACCTCGCACTCCGCCAGGCGGCGCAGCGCCTTTTCCTCGAGGCCTTCATTGCCCGGCGCACGTGCGAGGCGCTGCTGCGTGAGCAGGATGCGCAGCGTCATCACGCTGTGCTCCGTGGCCGGGATGGAGCCGCCGACCAGTTCCGTGTCCGCGTTAGCGCCGTAGAAGTCCTCGGCGTAGTCGATGGCCGGGATCGTGTCGGTGCCGGTGAAGGACAGCAGGTGGCCCGCGCCGCAGCGCATCGCGTCGTGCACGCCGCTCATGCCGCGCATCGAGAAGTCGTGGCCCTGCCAGTCGATGAATTCCTTCGGTGCGCCGGTCACCTCTGCGAAGTAGGTCAGGAGCTTGCGGAACTCAAACGCGAGCGTCGCCACGGTCGACGGCTTCCAGTTCTCGCAGCTGAAGATCGTTTCGAAGTAGGTAGCGAGCCACGGGAATTCCGGGTGCGTGTTGATGAACACCACCGGCGGAACCTTGATGTTCACGCGGGCGCCTTCCGGCAGCGCGCGGATCTCGAGCGGCAGGTACCCGAGGTCGTGGAGCGCCTCGAGCTTGTCGGTCGACACGGCGTCCTGTCCGAGTGCCGTATCCATGCGGCGCTTGAACTTGTGCACTGCGGGCTTGGTGCCGACGCCGAAAAACTCGCGGTTAAACAGCCCGATCAGGTACTCGCTGATGAAGCCCTGGAGGCCGAACCAGACCACTTTGCCGTCGAACAATTGCGGCAGGACCGGTGCGTACTTCGCGCTGCGCGGCGTGAAGTTGGCGACGAGCTTCGTCGTCTCTGCTGGGTAAAGTCCCGGATGCGAAGTCTTATAAAAATCTGCAAGATTGAAAGGAACCAGGCCATTCTTTACGCCGTACGGTGCATTCATTGTGATTTTCCTTCTGTTGTTAAATTAGGTTTTTTCTTCCGGATGGGAGGAGCGCAGACGTGCCGCCCCCTGCTCGCGAGCATCAACTTCTCAATCGCAGGCGCGGTTCCTAGCCGGAAAGTAACCAAGGTTTCGTTGTGCCATGCGGTCACTCTCCGGCCTGTGCAACAGGCGCTTATCGCTTTGAAATGCACGCCTGTCTCATCCATTGCTGTTCTGGCATTTACATATGTGCCGAGCAATCGCCCATCTATGGAGTACATAGAAACTTGCTTGCTCAGGCGCTCGACGTTGTCGGGACGGATCGATCCTAGCTTTGCTGCTCTGATCTTGTCGCCGAAACCTTCCGGTTTTGGCTTGCCCAGGTGAACTTGCCGTAGCTTTTCGCGGGTTTCCTCCGTTATCAGTCTCGGGTTTTCGGCTCGAGTTTTCGCGATCCTCGCCAATACCTCAGGGCTATGCTTCCTGCCGATGGCTCTGATCCGCAGCTTCGCCTTGTGCTCTGGTGTCAAAGGGCGACCTCGCGCTGAGGAGGCGCGCTTTTCCACCGCCTGTTTGCTCCGCGCGCGATAGCTCAGTGAACCACCACCTTCCGTGATGTTTGTTAAGACGCCAGAACCGTTAGCAGTTCTTCCCCATCGTGCGATAAGAGCCATCTCAAGGTCGAACGCCTCATTCTTTGTAAGCCCGTCGCGCACGAACATCAGAAACGCATCGCGCCCGGTAGCTTCTCTGATCTTCTTTACTTTCCGGGCCTTGTGCGGGTTGTAAAGATTCTCGTAGACGCCGCAAGTGAAGTGCTTGAACGCTCGACGGTCTTTGCCCATGCCAACGTAAAACGGCTCATAGGGGACACCTCTGCCGTCATTTAGCGGCTTTCGCGGGTCACACAGCATGTAGACGTAGAACAGCGCGTGGGTCATGGCGTGGCACTAGAATTTGGACGTTCAAACGATTACGCAGCGGCTGTCGTCAGTCCAGTTATTTCTCGTGAATACTCGGTCGTAGCACTCGAGCAGCGGGTCGAGTCCTTTGCTGAAGATGCCGTGCGTGACGTACAGGTAGATGGGATGCATGTAGTTCTGCTCGCGGATCGCTGCGGCCAGTTCGATGAACGTCCGGCCGCCGTCGCAGATGTCGTCCACCACCAGCAGCGGGCCGCCAGGCAGTTCCGACTGGATCTCGGTGCCGGTGATGTGGCCGGTTCGCGTGTCGCGCACCTTGTCGGCGTACACGACGTCACAGCCAGTTTCCTTGGCCAGCTTGAGAACGCGTTTGCGGGCGCCGGCGTCGGGCGCCACCATCGTCGGTTGCTGGCGCGCGATGAGGAAAATCTGCCCGACGACTTCGCGCAGCGCCGGCAGCGGATCTTGGATCTGGACACGGTCCAGCAGCGCTGTGACGACGTCGCTGTGGGGGTCTTGGATGCCTACCAATGCATAGTTTTGCGCGTTGATAAGTTGGCAAAAAACCTTGACGCTGTGTGCTTCGCCCGGGTTCGCGACGCGGTCCTGCCGTGCGTACGGGACGTATGGCATGTCGAGAACAATGGGCCTGCCGGGATACGCCTGCCGCACTGCATCGGTGACCATGAGCAGCGTCATAACCTCTGCGGAGTCGCTCAGATGGGCGCGCACGAGAACGTCATCAACGCCATCCACACCAGCTTCGACTGACGCATGGATCTCGCCGCCTGGGAACGTTAGGGTTTTCAGCTCAAGCGGACGCTGCGAGCCATTTCTATTGAGGGCCGACAAATGAATCATTGTTTTTCTTCCAGCGGGTTGTAATCCGGGTGAAGCCCGGTCTTGATGAGGAACAACTCAAATCTCGCGGCATCGATCCTGCGGGTGCCGCGCTCGTATTCGGACCACCGCGAGCCGCTGGCAAGATGCACCAGCGTCGCGGCCTTGGACTGGCTCACGCGCGCGGCGCGGCGTAGGGCGCGGATCTCGTCACAGGTCGGGGTCTGCAATTTCTTCAAAACAGTTCGCCTTGCTCGGTGAGCGGTGGTGACCAGGTAATGCCGCGCTCGCGCTCAATGCGGCGCCGCGCGTTCTCGCGCACGGCGTGCTTCAGGCGCTCAGCCTCACTTTGTTCAATCGGTTGCGTCATCAGGTCCGTCGAGCCGGCATGCTCGGGGCAGTAATCACGGCTGTCGAACCCGCCTAAAGGCTTGCTCGCCTTGATGTGGATCCAGCCGCGGTATTCGGCGTGGCCACGGCACAGCGGCATGTCGCAGGTGTACGGTGCTGCGAGCGCGCGGATCCTTTTCTCCTTGCGGTCGATGCCAGTCACTCGCGCGCCGATCGGCCAGCCGAACGTGAAATCACACAACAGCGTCGCGGGCTCATTGCAATAGAAGCAGCGGTGTTGCGGCTTTGGCATCACCATTCGCCGGCGAGCCCGTTCAGCTTCAACAGCACAAATCGGACGTTCGCCGTGCTCGAGTCGCGGTAGATGCCGCGCGCGATCGCGCCGACCAGGTACAGCAGGTAAAGCCGCTGCGTTTCGCGCGTCCACGCGTCTAGCTGGCCTTTAGCCTTGGCATCGGGCATGGGCGGCACCGGCGCGCAGCTGGGCCGCAGCTTTTCCGGTATCGCTGCGATCGCCGCGGCATGTTCGGCGCGCGCCGCACTGTGGTCCGGCTCGGGTTCGGCCGCTTTCTTGGCCTTCTGCGGCGCGGCGGCCGGCGGCGGCGCTGCGTCGAACATGTCGAGCGTGCGCGGGCAGCGCTCGAGCGGCGCAGGCGGCGGCGCTTGAACCTCTGGCGCTCCGCCGAACATATCAAGCTGCATCGGGCACCTCCGTGCCGAACCTGCCATGCACAAAGGCCCGCATGGCACTCTCCAGTGGTGTGCTGCCGTCCATTGCGCCGAAGGCGTTAAGGCACCGCACGGGGCCGACTACGTCGGTTTGCATGAAGACGTAGCCTTGATTGAGTAGTCGGCCGAGGATCGGGCCGCCGTCTGCCCATGACGACGACGGTTCGAACGTGCGGTAGCGGGTAATCGGGCCTTCGTCGTCCTCGCTCTCGTACGGCACCATGACAAAGCCAGGCGCCATTTCTCGCATGGCGCGCGGGTGTTCGATGCCTTCGGCTTTCGCGACCCAATAGTCGAGCAGGGCGCCGCTGAGTTCGGCAACCTTCATGCGTCACCTCGCTCGATGTCCCACACCGGCGCGGGGAACTCGACCCAATGCGTCACACCGGCGAACGGGCGGTGGTGACCGACGTCCTCATCGGCTACCCAATGCAGGCCGGCTGCGAGCGCTCTGCGCTCCGCCAACGTGAACTGTGCGCCGCCACGGCTGCCAATCGCGCGCTGCTCGATCTTTTCCGCGCTGTAGAACTCCGGGTGCTCGGGCTGATGCAGAGGCCACCCCGAGACGATGCATCCGTCGAAGATGAACGCCACGCGTCCAATGGACTCCTGATAGCCGGGCTCGCCATCGCGGGGCGGCAGGCCGTCGACGGCCACGTCGTGAATTTTCACGGTGATCTCGCGCACGTCAGGCTCCCTTCACGCAGAGGACTTGCTTCAGGACGTGGACCACGTCGACCAGGTCGCGCTGGTTCTCCATCACTGCGTCGATGTCCTTGTACGCGGATGGGATCTCGTCCAGCACCGCGTCGTCTTTCCGGCACTCGACACCCTCGGTTTGTGCCTTGAGGTCGTCCAGATTGAACACTTTGCGGGCCTGCGTGCGGCTCATCTTGCGGCCGGCACCGTGCGAGCATGAGCAGTAAGACTCGGCGTTGCCCTTGCCCCGCACGATATAGCTGCGCTGGCCCATCGAGCCCGGGATGATGCCAAGGTCGCCTTCGCGCGCGCGGATCGCGCCTTTGCGTGTGACCCACAGGTTGCGGCCGAAGTGGTTTTCCTTTTCGACGTAGTTGTGGTGGCAGTTGATCGCTTCCTGCGTGATCGTGAATTCGACCGGGATGCGTCTGCGCAGGGCCGCGATAACTGTTTCCATCATCACGCGGCGGTTCTCGAGTGCATAGTTCTGCGCCCAATTCACCGCTTCAACGTATTCCTTGAAGTCGTCGGTATCCTCGGGCAGGTAGGCGAGATCGCCGTCGGGCAGGCTGATGAAGTACTGCTCCATGCGACGCTTTGCCTTCTCGATGAAGTAGCGGCCGATCATGTTGCCAATGCCGCGCGAGCCCGAGTGGAGCATGATCCAAACGTCTTGCGCCTCGTCCACGCAAATCTCGATGAAGTGGTTGCCGCTCCCGAGCGTTCCGAGTTGCGTTGCCGCTTTGCGCTGGGCCTGTGCATTGGACTGTGCGGACGCATCGCCAAAGGCGCGCGCCACACTGTTCGGTATCGTCGTGATCCGGGCAGCCAATGCTTCGATATCGCTATCGCGGCGGTGTGCTCCACCGGCACCAAGCGGCACGTCGCGCTCGATCTGGTGGCGGATCGCCGTCAGGCTGTCCGGGAGGTCGCTCGCCTTGAGCGACAGGCGCACGGCGTTCATGCCGCATCCGATGTCGACGCCGACGGCTGCCGGGATAATGGCCTTGTCCGTGGCGATAACCGTGCCGACCGTCGAGCCTATGCCGGCGTGGACGTCCGGCATGCAGGCCACGCCATTGCCGGCGATAAATGGCAGGCGCGCGAGGTTCTTCAGTTGCTTCAGCGCGCTGTCCTCGACTTCGTCGGTCCAGATCTTGATCGGGCGTGAACCCTCGTCGTGCAGAACTTGCTTCATTGTGTCCTCTGTCAGTGCATGGTCGGGGCTTGGACCGGGACGGTCACGAACGTGACCACCTTGCGTACTTCCGGCATGAAGGTGGCTCGTCTCGGCGTGCCTGCGATCTTTGAGGTGCCTGCCCACGCTTCGGCCGACGTGAAAATCTGCACGGCCAGAATCTCATCGGCGCTCGCGGTCACTTCGGCGATGACCTCCGCCGTCAGTGCGCGCGGGCTGCCGTCAGCGTTGCGCGGGACGGCAACGTCGAACGCCTCGGTGATGATGACCACAGCGTCGGGCTTCGGTCTCACCTGCTCGCGCGCTGACGTGCCTTCGGTCAGAAGCGCTCGGACCACGAACTCCAGGCGGTCCGGTGCCTTGCTCAAAAACTCTTCCGTCAGTTGTTCGGGCATCTCGGCGACCACGTGTCCGTCGATGCGACGCGCGACCAGGAAGATTGCGGGCTTGAAGCGGCCGTTCGTGTTGAATTCATCGACGGCTGTCTTGGCGAACTCCGCGTAAAGCGCGGTGATCTGCTCGGGGGTAAAGGTAGCTGTGGCGGTCATAGGGTGGTCAAGTTCGGTTGGCGCTTAAAGCTCGCCGATCCGGCGGAGGTGGGTGAAAAGCACGCGCTGGCCGGCGCGGACCTGGCTTGCGGTCGACGGCTTGCTTGGCTTGGCCACGCGGCGCGCACGAATCGCGTCGCACGCGTTGCAGATCGCGCGGTGCGTGCAGCCGGGAGCGCGGTGCTCGATCGGCTTGTGCGTGCGGCAGGTGAAGCAGAAAAAATCGGCCATGCTTATTCCCACTCGAATGGGTATGGCTGCATCGCGTACTCGCGCTCGATTGCCATGCAAGCTTCACGTCCGTCTTGTGCCGGCTGGCGGCTCGCGCGGAGGGCGCGGAAGAAGGAGAGGATCCGTTTCACGTCGGCTGCTCCATCGACGCGCATTCTTCGCAGATCTGCCGGTTCTCAAGGCGCGGGAAAAATCCGCAGGACTCGCACATTTCGAGGTCCGCGTCGTCATGCGGCTGCGCATCGGTCGGCGCAAACTGCGGGCGGGCGTGCTTCTCTTGGGATCGCTTGCTCATGGTGTCTCTCGGGCGGGTGTCGCGTTGCGCCCGGTCATGCCGGGCGCGGCCTTCTCTTTACTTCGCGCGGCGCACGTATTTGCGCTTGGCGGGTGCCGGTGCGGCGGATTGGGCTTCGGGCTTGGTGTCCTTCACCGGGGCTGCTGCGGGCTTTTTCGCTGCCTTAGCGGGGGCTTTCTTCGCTGCGGCCTGCTTGCTCGCGGTCGCCGCCACCTCTGCGAGCGCTTTCTGCGCTTCGGGCGGCAGTTCCGGCTTCTTCAGCACGATCAGCGGACCTTGCGGAGTTGCCTCGGTGTGAATGTTCCGGCCGTCGATCTTCACGCGCTTCGACGCGAGTTCGGCCTGAATTTCCGCACTCAACTGCCCGGCCATTACCGACTCGAGCGCCTGGAGCTTCTCGATTGCCTCTCCGAACGAGCGCGCCTGGTGCGACAGGATCGCTTTGGCCTGCTGCGCGCATGTCAGAAAGCCTGCTGCGTACGCGGTGTTCGTCTTGCGGATGGCGATCTTTTCGACGCCCGGCGCGACCGCCTGTGCGACGTCCAACTTTGCGGGGACTTTGCGCGGTGCGCGTGCCGGTGCGGCTTTGGTTACTGCCTTCTTCACTGAGTTCTCCGGGGAGTGGGTTACTTGGGTTCGTGCTTGCTGCAGCAGCCTGTCAGCAGCACTGAAAATCCGCCGATGCCGCAGCGGGGATTGGTGCGCGTTTGGAACGATTCGTACTGGTTCCACGGGCGCGTGCCGGTGGCGTACTTGATGTCGAACTGCACCAGCTTGCAGTCGCGGCAGATGGGCGCTTTGCCCCTGTATCCCTGCTCAGCGCGCGCCTGCGCGAATCCATCGAACAGTTCGTTCTGCGGTGCCTGCTGCTGCGTCGTTGCTGTCATCGTCGGTCGCCTTGATAAATCTGCGTTTCGCGCTGAATTATTGGCGGTTTGCGTGAGTTCCGCAAGCGTTTTTCTGCTTCGCGTGCAGATTTCGCTTATGAGGTCGTGACGCCACCATGTCTGCAAACATTGGGGGTGTTATGTCTGATTCAGTCACGTCGGTCGCTTTCGACGCTTCGGCGCCGGAAGGTGAGCGCGTCGACGCGCTGGCGAGCCTGCAGCGCGAATACATGCCGACCGCGTCGGATCTGCTGCCGCCGGTCGAGTTGCGTGGGTTCATCGAGGAGGCGACTGAGCAGTTCGCCGTCGAGCCGATGCTTAAGGCCATCGCCGACAACGGAGCGCCTTTCCCGTCGCGGACGGCGCAGCAGAAGCAGCGCGGCATGCAGTCCGTGTTTCTGGATGAGTGGCAGATCAACGTGGCTGGCGACTATTGGGAGCGGCCGACGTCGCTTACCTTCGACGCGTTGCGATCGATGGTTCGCCAGACTCCGATCCTGAACGCTGTCGTGATGACGCGCGTGCGGCAGGTTCAGCGCTTCTGTCGCATCTCGGAAAAAGGCATTGACGCACCCGGCTTCGAAGTGCGGCACGTCGATCGCAAGCACCAGCTCACAAAATCCGAGCAGGAGTCGATCGGCCTGTTGAACAAGTTCATGCTCAACAACGGCTGGGAGTTCAAGCCGCGGCTTCGGAAGTCGCTGCACCGTGACTCGCTCTCGCAGTTCATGGCTAAAAGCGTGCGCGACTCGCTCGTGCTTGACTCGGCCCCTATCGAAACGGAATGGAAGCGCAACAAGAAGCTCGGCATCGACGGCTTCTATGCGGTGGACGGCGCGACTATTCGCATGTGCACCGAGAACGGGTTCCAGCGTCACCAGGACGTGTTTGCGGTCCAGCTGGTGGACGGGCGGATCACGTCCGCCTATACGCATGACGATCTGATCTACGAGCCCCGCAATCCGGTCACGGACGTCAACGCGGCGGGCTACGGCCTCTCTGAAACGGAGTTGCTGATCCGCATCGTGACCGGCTTCATTAACGCGCTCACGTACAACATTCGCGGCTTCGACTCGAACCAGATCCCGAAGGGGCTGTTGCACCTGTCGGGCGGCTACGACGACAAGGATCTGAAGGCGTTCAAGCGCTACTGGAATTCGATGGTCAAGGGCGTTAATAACGCCTGGTCACTCCCTGTAATGGTCAGCAAGGACCAGGAGTCGAAGGCCGCGTTCGAGAAGTTCGGCGTCGAATTCAACGAAATGTACTTCGCCAAGTGGATGACGTTCCTGACGTCGATCATCTGCGCGCTGTACGGCATGTCGCCGGCTGAAATCAACTTCGACGCATTCTCGGGCGGCACCGCGTCGCCGCTATCGGGCTCTGACACCGCCGAAAAGCTGGCCGCGTCGAAAGACTCGGGTCTGCGTCCGCTGCTGGCGCACTACGAAAACGTGTTCAGCGACTTCCTCGTTGCGGAGTACTCGTCCGATCTGGTGTTCCGGTGGACTGGCCTCGATCCGGAGGACGCGGACAAGCGGCAGGAAATGCGAAAGACCGTGCTCACGGTGAACGAGATTCGCGCAGAGGAAGGCCACGACGCGATGCCAGGCCCGCTCGGCGACGCGCCGGTGAACCCGGCTCTGATCCAGCCGTGGATGCAGATCAACGGCCTTGGCCAGCCGCAGGACGGCGGAGAGGGCGGAGAGGGCGGAGATGGCGACGGCGCGGCGCCCGGCGCTGGTCCGGATGCACAGGCTGGCGAGGCGGGGCAGGCGGACGGCGATGCGGCCGATTCCGGCGCGGCCGACGCCGCCGGTGGCCCCGACTTCGGCGAGCCGCCAGCGGAGGATTTCGGTAAGTCGCTGGCGTTCAACCTGCCGCCCATTTATTCAACGGAGGATCTGCTCGCATGACCACGCCCATTTTCATCAAGGCAATTTCGCCAGCAAAGCCGAAGGCCAAACCGGCAGTCAAACACGACGATGTCGCATCGACTGCCGCGTCTGGCAAGTTCGCGGGGCTGCTCGCGATCCTCGCGGATCACAACCCGAAGAACAAGTTCGGGCCCGAGAAGGTCAAGCCCGGGCACGCGGTCACATTCAAGGCTGGCACGTTCGCTGGTGGCGGCAAGGTTACCGCTGCTGGCAAGCACGGCGTTACCGTGGAGGACGACGACGCTCGGGCCCACTCGGTGCACTGGCATGAGATCACCGGCCACGTCGGAGACGAGGACGAAGAAGGCGACAAGGACGGGAAGCCCAAGGGCAATGCAAAAAAATAACGTGTTCGTCAATCTCGGCGCGCTCTCCTGCGGCTGCACGGACGAAGTACTTGGCACGCTCGCGAAGGCGCTGTCGGGCGAGGATGGGCTGGGGCACGACATCTGGTCGGAGCACTACAGTCCGTTCGTCCAGTCGCTGATCGAGCTTTTCTCGTCGCGCGGCCTGCTGATGCTCGACAAGGTAAAGGACGAGCTCAACGCATGGACAGCGGGCAAGCGTTACGTGCCCGCCGGCATTGGCGTGACCGGCAAGCCGACGGGCAATCCTGCGCGCCTAGACGCTAACGAGTTAGCGCTGGTCCGGATCTATCTCGAGAACATTCCGCCGGCGCAGTTCTCCGCCCCTGATTGGGGTCTGCTGGTCGATTACCTCGTCAGCCGCTATATGCCGTACGACACGCTGCAAAGCGAGGCCGAATGGCTGGCCGTCAGGTCGGTGTTTATGGGGAAGGTGCAGGCCAACATCGCGAACGTGACCAAGGAGCGGGCCGACAGCATTGTCGCGGCGCTGCCCACGACGATGAAGGCGGCGACAAGCAGCTTCAACCCATCGGGCGCCATTAAGTTCGTGCTCGAGTACGGCCACGCTCGATGTGCCGACAACATCCAGGCTGTCTCGGATGCCGCGCGGCACCGCCTGAAGCGCGTCATCATGGCGCACGAAGAACAGCGCCTGCTCGGCGACCGGCCGCCTGCGCACTCGTTGCAAACCCAACTCTTTGACGAGTTCGCGGCGCTCAATCGTGACTGGCGTCGCATCGCGCTTACCGAAGTCGGCGACAACGCTGGCAATGGCCTGATCGCGTCGCTGAAGCCCGGCACGCGCGTGCGGCGCATCGAGCAGTACAACGGCGCTTGCGCTTTCTGCCGCAAGATCAACGGCGCCGTGCTCACGGTCGTGGACCCCAACAAGAAGGACAAGAACTGGGACACGGAAGTGTGGGTCGGGAAATCTAATGTGGGTCGCTCTGGCGCGAAGCGTAAGCGCGTGGACGATGACCTTGTCGAGCGCTCGGACGCCGAGCTATGGAAGATCGCCGCGGGCACCATACACCCGCATTGCCGCGGGTCGTGGATTGTCCTCGAGGACGCAAAGCCCGACGACGATCCGGCCTTTGCGACATGGCTTGACGCGCACTTCGCCAAGCACCGCCGAACGCCCGAAGAAATCGCCGCCACGCTCCGTGCGCGCGCCAGTTCCCCTGCCTGAAGTCGTGACGCCGTAATGGCGGCATGCACTCGTTCAGCGTCACGCAGCTTCATCTGGCGGCCTACATCAAAGCGAACGGCGCGACCTTCACTGGTTGCGTCGACCGCGCATTCCATTTCACGTCTGATCGGCCGCTCGCGGATTGGCGCGTGGCCCATTCGAATTCGTGTTGTCGGCGCGTTGATGGCGAACTGATCGAGCTACGGAAATTTTTGAAAGAGACGAGCCCCGTCGAAAAGTCGTGACGCGAGCATCTCATTCATGAACCACAGCAACGTTTCCGATCAGGCAATCCTCGACGCGGCCCCGAGCTTTCTAAGCATCGGGGAAATGCTCAAGGCCACGCCCGCGACAGAGGGCGATAAGCGCTTTGTCTACATGGAAGCGTCGAACGAGACGCGCGACCTTCAGAACGAAGTCACGTTGCAGAAAGCGCTCGCCGAGTCGGCTGAGTACTACCTGAAGTTCGGGAACGTCGACCTCGAGCATTTCACGATTCTCGGTCGTCCGAATCCGGACCTCGGTCGCAAGGGCTTTCCCGATTACGAGGATTACGAAATCGGGCGCCCGGTGGACGTGCGTTTCGACGGCTCGCGCACGTTCGTGAAAGCGCAGATCAACCAGGGCTCGAGCGAGTTCTTTGGCAAGGCTAACCGCTTTTGGGCGTCGATCACTGAACTGGATCCGCCCAAGGAGTGGTACCCGAGCGTTGGCGGTGCAGTGCTTGAGAAGTCTATCGGGGTGGATGCCGAAACGGGCGAGCGCTACGCGGTGATTTCGAAGGTCCGCTGGTCGAACATCGGCATGAGTCTCACGCCCGTGAATGCCGAACTGACGGGCTGTTCGACGGTCCCGTTCGGCGTGCTGGCGAAGTGTCTGCGCCCTGACGGTATCGACCTGCGCAAGTCGCTGACAGTCGGTTACGGCACGGACTCAGCAACGCTCACCGGCGGCGACGCGCTGCGTATGCAGTCTCTCGCCGGCGGCAACCGCATGCCTTACCGCCAGTTCCGTGACGAACTGGCACATGCAGTCGGGACAGGTGCGATCAACCCGTCCGACAAGAAGGAATTGGTGCGGGAGGCCGCTTCGCGTTTCGGTCTTTCGAACGCCGACGCTGCGCAGTACGTGGAGCGGTTTTTGGACGATCTTAAACGCGGCATTTAGGAGCTTGTATGGACTTTGAAACACTGCGCGCGCAAATCGCAAGCGCACAGGCCGGCGCCGAAGTGCTGGCTAAGTCGCTGGCAGCCTCGCCCAGCGAAACCGTCGACAACAAGACCATCGCGGCTGCGGCTGCCGATGGCGCTGCCGCTGGCGGCGCAACGGGCACGACCGACGCGGATCCGAACGCCGAAGGCGAGGACAAGGAGAACGGCGATGGAGAGGTGCTCGCCAAGTCGTTCGCGCTGACTCTCGATGACGGCTCTGTCCTCGAGGCAGTGGACGGCACGGAAATGCTGAAGTCTTTCGCGGCCCAGCTGAACGCCGAAAAGGAAGGCCGCGCAGCCGACAACGGCGAGTTCATGAAGGCGATGGGCGCAACGCTCGGCGTCGTCGGCCAACTCACCGCAACGCTTCAGGAGCAGGGCACCGCACTGGCAAACGCTAACAAGCAACTCGCCGAGCTCAAGTCGCAAGGCGAGACGCTGGCGAAGTCGCTGGCCGCTGTCAGCAACGAAGGGCGCGGTCGTCGCAGCGTGGACGTGACCGTGCACAACAAGGCATCGGACGCTGGTCAATCGACCGAGAAGCCGCGCCCCGCTGAAATTCTCGCCAAGGCCATGACCGCACTCAGCGCGAAGGCGATCACCGGCGTGGAAGCATCGAAGATCGAATCGGCCCTGAACGCTGGCTTGATGCCGGAGCAGGCGCTGCTCGACCGAATTTTCACCAAGTAAGCAGCACACCAACGGTACTTTCTGGAGGTTTTACCCCGATATGGACTTTCAACACAGCACTTCCGGCATGTCCACCGCTGGTGCGATGGGCCTGAACGAACTGGACGAGTTGCGCAAGTCGCTCGAAGCCGGTTACGAGTCGGACGTCGACGGCATGACCGGCGGCTCGGCCCTGCGTATTCAGTCGCTCGACCTGAACCTGCAAGCAACGGTGCAGGACAATCGTCACTTCGCGCTGTTCAATGCGTTGCCGAAGCCCCGCGCTACGGCTGTGCTCGATGAATGGACGGAGCAGTCGAGCATCGGTGGCTTCTTCGGCAGCACGTTCAACACACAGGACGGCGCCGCGATGGAAACCAACGGGGAATACACCCGTATGGTCGGTCAGGTTAAGTACATGACCACCTATCGCAAGATCCCGATCATCATGCAGCGTCAGAACAACATCGTTGACGCGACGACGGTCGAAACGACCAACGGCACGAAGCAGCTGCTCACGGATATCGAAGTCGGTCTGTTCGAAGGCGACGATTCGGTGTTGCCGCTGTCGTTCCCCGGTATCCGCAAGCAGATCGAGAGCCTCGGTTCGAGCGATCACATCATCGATATGGCTGGCGCCCCGTTGAGCGATATCGCCCCGATCGCGCAAGCGGCCCAGGTGATCTTCGGCTTCGGCAACTTCGGCCGTGCGACGGATATCTACCTGCCGCCGAGCGTGCAGACCGACCTGAACATGGATCTGGATCCGGCATTCCGCGTCATCCAGAACGGTCAGGCGAGCGCGACGGTGCGCGGTACGCACGTGTCGGGCATTCAGACGACCTACGGCGAAATCGCCACGAAGAACGACGTGTTCATTCGTGACGAAAAGCTGAAGACCCCGTTCGAAATCCGCAGCGCTTTGCACCAGGCGGTCGCGGCTGCGAACGTCGGCTTCAAGCCGGCATCGATCACGATCACGCCGAACGCTGTCGACGTGAAGTCGAAGTTCCAGGCCAACCAGGGCGGCAACTTCTACTACGCCGTCACGGGTATCAACCAGAACGGCGAATCGCAGGCTGTGGTTTCGGCGCAAGCCGCGATCGTGGCGGGCGGCTCGGCATCGATCGCTATCGCCGCGTCGGCTTCGGGTACGGAAACGGGCTATGTGATTTATCGCGGTCGTCTGAACGGCACGAACCAACTCTCGGACCTCCGTGAAATGGTGCGTATCCCGAAGACTGGCGCGACGACCACGTACCTGGACACGAACTCGGAAATCCCGGGCTCGACCGCATCGTTCGTGCTGAACCTGAGCGAATCGGATCACGCGATCGCCTGGCGTCAGTACCTGCCGATGATGAAGATCCCGATGGCAGCCGTCAATTCGCCGATCCAGCCGTGGCTGCAGATGATTTGCGGCTTCCTGCGGATCACGAAGCGCAACCAGCACATCGTGATCAAAAACATCGTGCCGAACAAGTCGGTCTGGCGCGCGTTCCCGCTGGCGTAATCGGTGCCCCGGCCTAGCCGGGGAATCGTTGAGTACGGAGGCTCCTTTGGGAGCCTCTTTTCGGAGATAGAGATATGAAGATCATCTGCAAACTGCCGAACGCGGCCGAAGTCATCAACGGCATCAAGTTCGCTACGCACAAGCTGGGCATGATCTCGGAAGAAATCGAGGAAGAAGTCGCTGAGCACTTCCTGAAGATTCCGGGCTATGTGCGCGTTGGCACGCCGGCGAAGGCGACCACAACCGATTCCACCGCGAGCACCGCGGCTGCGACGGACACGGCCACGACTGCCGCTGCTCCTGCCGCGACGACTGCGGCTGACGCGAGCGCGGCGACCGCTGCCGCTGCGACGACCGAAGCCGCGAAGTAAGCGCGCTCGAGCAGCACCCCGAAAATCCGCCACCGGGCTGCCGGTCGGCGGATTTTTTTATTCGTGATCGCACACTGGCCGCATTGCATTTGCGAGGTTTGGCATGTCCACCACCATGACTTCGGCTCTGTTCCCCGATCAGGCCGCCGCCATCACCGATCTGCGCGCGTGGCTCTCTATGGGCGCCGGGCAGTACATCAATCTCTCCGCTGTGACCGACGACATGCTATGGGACAAGCTCATGGCGGCCGAGTCCGAGGCGGAGCGCTCGCTGCGCGTGTTCTTCAGTGCCACCGAGGTTGTTCCGGACGACGCGCCGGACGCAGAGATAGCCGCGCTCGAGGCGGCCAAAACCCGCTACATCACGGTCTCCAATTTCGACTACGACCCGGATCTGTTCCTTAACGACGCGTGGGGCTATATCCAGCTGGCGCACAAGCCGATTCAGGCGATCCGCTCGGTAGTCATCGCCTTCCCGACACCGTTCCTCCAAAACTATCAGGTGCCGGCCGACTGGCTGCGTCTCGACCGGAAATACGGCCAGCTTCAGTTCGTGCCGACGTCGACGGCGGCCGTCACGCCGGTCGGCGCGTACGCGGTCGCGATGTGGGGCGGATCGATCTATCCGCAGGCGGTTCAGATCCGCTACCTGTGCGGGCTGAAAAACGCGAGCGGGCAGGTGGTGACCAGTTTCGCGCCGCACTGGAACGACCTTGTCGACGTGGTTAAGCGCATGGCGATCGGCAAGCTGCTGAAAACAGCCTTTCTGCCGACGTCCGGCTCCATCTCGGCGGACGGCCTGTCGCAGTCCAACAGCTTCGATATGGCCGCGTGGCAGGACAGCATCAACGAGTCGCTGTTTGGGCCCAAGGGGTCGAACGGCGGCCTCTACGCGTCGATTCACGGCATCACGTCGATGGTGGGCTGACATGCAATTCAGTCCAGACGCGTTTAACCGGCTGCTCGGCGCGAGCGGCGTGATCGGTCAGCAGTACATGTGGTATCGCGCGGACGCGTGTCCGTGCATCGACCGCCACTCTGGCGCCGCGAACCCGGCGTGTCCGCTTTGCTTTGGCAAGGGGCGGCAGTATGCGGCCGGCGTGCAGGGCGTTGCCGCGATGGCGGGCGCGAAAACGCAGCGCGAGTGGGCGCAGTTCGGCATCTACGAGCAGGGCGACGTCGTGGTGACGATCCCCGAAGAGTCGGCGATCTATGACATTGGCCAGTATGACCGCGTGACCGCGCTCAACAGCACCGTGCGGTTTTCGGAGGTGCTGCGCCGCGGCTTGCCGAAGGAGCGCCTGCTGTTCGCGCCAGAAACGGTCACACGGCTTTTCTGGCTTTCGTCCGATGGCACGACTGTCGTGGAGGGCACGGTGCCCACTGTGGGCACTGACGGGGTTCCTGTGTGGTCTGCGGGAGGGGCTCCGCCGGCAGGGGTCGCGTACACGATCACGGGAACCAAACTCATCGAATACATGTGCTTCGGTAACTTCCCGTCAAACCGGAACATGAATCAGGGGGCGCGGCTGCCGCGCAAGGTGGTATTGCGCGACTCCGATCTGTTCCAGCGCTAGGACGAAATACCCTCGCGGCGCATCGCTTCTGCGATCGCCGCTTCTGCCACGGGCTGCAAGTGCTCGGCGACGTCCTTTGCGAGGTAAAGACCGGGCTGCGCCGGAATTACCCAGCCCTTGGACTTCTCCGACATGACCCGGAATGTCAGGTAGGAACTTCCGCCAGTGGATTCCTTCATCCGGACCATGCCCGCGTACCGGCGCTGGTTCTCCTTCGACTCGCCGGACTGCGCGAGCATCTTTCCGGTTAGGCGCTCGCCCCACTTGTAATTGTTCTGCGCCACCAGGTACGTTTTCTTGGTGCCCACGTTCGACAGGTAGGGCGTCTGGATCGGTGATGGCGTCATGCCGCTGCCAGGCGAGAGCAGTGTCACCTCGCCGGCCGCGCGATCGCCTGTGCCAGTTACCGCGCTCGGCTTCATCTGGCTCGCGAGCGCGTAGACGCTCGGCGGCATTGCCGGAGCATGCGCTGCGTTGCCTGGCGAATTGTGTCGCATGGGGATGACAAGGAATCTAGTGCCGTCTTTTGTTCGGCGCACTTTGGTGCTCGTATTCAGCATCAACTTGAGATCGCGCGGCGGCCGTCCGCTCTCAATCTCCGAGGCGTACTTGTAGCTGGCGATCACATCGGCGCGCAGGCCATCAGCCCAATAGTCGATGCGGATCGACTGGATGTACTTCTGCTTTTCGACGCTCCACAGGGGCGCTACGTTGATCGCGTCGATCCAGTTATGCGCCGCCTCCTGTGCGATCGCGCGCACCGCCTGGGCGAGCAGCGGATACACCTGCTGATTGAACACTTTCTGCACGTCTGAGACGTTGGGCAGCGTCAGTTTGATCGAGTAATCGGCCATCTGAATTTCTCCTTTGCCTAAGCGTGCCGTCACGAAGTCGTGACGCGAGCCTTATGGCATGGGCATTTCAATGATCATCGCGCTCCCGATCGGGAACGCACTGCGAATTTTTATCGAGCCGCCGGCGGGTGCCGAGTTGTGGCGCGTGCTGCGCACGACTGGAACTTCGTTCGCCAGCGAAAGCGACCCGAGCGCGACTGTCGTGTTTCAGGGCGACATGCGCTCGATCGTGGACGCAGATGGTCTTGCTAACGGCGTCGCTTACACCTACGGCGCGTTCTTCTACGACGGCACTCAGTGGATAGCAGGTGCGGTCGCCGTGGGCACACCGCTCGCCGCGTATCAGGACAACAGCACCGACGTGCTGTCGCTAGTCCGCGATCGCCTCGAGGTGGGCCTTCAGAACGAGGTCGCACGAAAGACGCTAACGCCGCAGGACGGCGCTATCGAAGTGCTCAATGCGCCGCCCGCTTTTGAGGACAGCAGCTGGCCTCTCGTCACCGTGCACGTGACCACCGACGGCAGCGGCGAGCGTGCGATCGGTGAAGACCTCAGCCCCGATTTTTTTGACCCGTTGGGCGGCCTTTTCGACCAGGAGGACGGCTGGCTTGCACGCGTCCACCTGACCATCGTCGGCTGGTCGAAAAACCCCGACGAGCGGATCGCGATGCGCAAGGCATTGCGCCGCCTGGTGATCGGAAACCTGCCTGTGTTTGACGCGGCGGGCCTGACCCACATCGATTTCCAGCAGACCGACGAGGACGAGATGAACGCCTACCCGGTGCCCATCTACCAGTCCTTCTGCACGTTCACCTGCCTCGCTCCGGCAGCAGTTGGAACCGCTTACGGCGTGATTTCGGACGTGTCGATTAACCCGACTTTCTCCACTCCCTAGTCCCGGCGTAACAGCCCTTTAACCCTTGCATAAGGACTTGTGATGACCACTGAAACGACGGCGTCGAGCGACGCGGCGGCAACCGAGACGACTGCCGCCGCAACGGTCACCGACACCACTTCGACTACCGCCGCGCCCGCGGCTGCCGGCTCGCGCGAGGTCACGTTGCGCCAGTTCGCTCGCGAACTGTCCCTGCGCGACAAACGCGTCGCGCTGCTGCACGGCTTCGTGTTCGAGGAAGAGCTCGCGCGGCGATTCAAGGACACCGAAGCGAGCTATCAGGCCCGCTACGTCGAGTTCGCCAACAAACCCATTTAAGGACTGACTCTCCATGTCTTACTACTTCAACGGGGTCGTATACGAAACGCCGACCACCGTGTCGGCGATCAACGACGACGCGATGGTTCCGGCGGGCGTGTCGACGCAGAACGTCCCGTGCCTGGTCGGTCTGTCGGCCGGCGGGCAGCCCAACGTAGCGCTGACGTTCACCGATCCCAAGGTGGCGAAGAGCACGCTCGTCTCCGGCGAATTGCTGCAGGCAGTGCTACGCGCATTCTCCCCGAGCGACGAGACGGGCGGACCGGCGAAGGTTGTCGCCATGCGCGTCAACCCGGCCTTGCAAGCGTCGCTAGTCCTCAACGACGCGCAGTCGGATCCGGTGATCAACCTCGTCTCCAACGACTACGGTCTGCTGACGAACAAGATCAAGGTTTCGATCGATGCGGGATCGACGCAAGGGCTGAAAGTCAGCGTTGCGCAGGGTTCGGCCACCGCGTACACGAAGGACAACCTGTACGCGTCGCCTTTCTCCCTGCAGTACACCGGGCAGGCCGCTTCCGCGACGATCGGCATCACGAACAGCACGGTCATTCTCTCGGCGCCGTCGGGTTCGCCCGTCGCGACCATCGACCTGAACACGTTCGCGACGATTCAGGAACTCGTGGACAGCATCAACATGGTCCCGGGCTTTGCAGCGATCGAAACGAGCGGTTTCGAAGAGGCACCGTCGCTGAACGGCCTTGACGCCGTCACGGCACAGGACGTGAAAACGTCCGAGTACAACGTGCTCGCCAACCTTCAGGCTGTCATCGACTGGTTCAACGGTTCGGCGCAGCCGCTCGTGTCCGCCACGCGTGTTGCCAACGCCGGCACCCCTCCCGCACCGATCGCCTACACATTCCTGACCGGCGGCTTGGATGGCGTTACCACGACCTCGTCCTGGAGCGACACGTTCGACGCGCTGCAAACGGTCGACGTCCAGTGGATCACGCCTGTTACCTCGAATCCGACGGTGCATGCGATGGTCGACGCACACGTGCAGTACATGAGCACGACGGGTCGCAAGGAGCGCCGAGCGGTGTGCGGCACGCCTCTGTCGACGTCGGACGATGTCGCGCTCACGCTGGCGAAGCAGATCAACTCTGACCGCACGTCGCTGGTTCACCTGGGCCACTACGCGTACGACCTCACCGGCGCGCTGTCGGGCTTGCAGCTGTACCCGCCGTATCAGTCTGCCGCAGCCATCACTGGCGCGTTTGCTGCCGTGGCCCCGGGCGAGCCGCTCACGAACAAGACGCTGAAGTTCGCAGGCCTCGAGCGAGATCTGCTGGTGCCGGCGAACACGGACCCGCTCATCCTGGGTGGCGTGCTGTGTCTCGAGAACACGGACGAAGGCTACAAGGTCGTGAAGTCGATCTCGACGTGGCTCGCCGATAAAAAGTACGACAAGGTCGAGCAGTCGGTCGGCTTCGCGTGCGACTTCATCGCGCGCACCGTGCGTACGAACCTCGACGTCCTGCGCGGCGGCAAGAACAGCCCGCTCCGTCTCGGTCGCGCCGTGCAGATCACCGAGACGACGCTTCGCGCGCTGGCGGTTGCCGAGCCGAACGGCCCGGGCGTGATCGTCGGCGACGCGGACAGCCCCGCCTATACGGGCATCACCGCGACGATGGTCGGCGACGCAATCGCAGTGTCGTTCCAGTGCTCGCCCGTTCTGCCGACGAACTACGTCGGCATCACCATCTACGTCGTTCCGTTCAGCGGCACGGCGTCGGCTTAAGGAGTTAGAACATGGCTGGTACGACTACCGCTCAAACGTCGGTAAATCTGAAAACCCGCTCGGGTAACCGCTGTGTCGCCATGTTCGGTGGCGTGCAGATCGGTCTGCTCCAGTCGGTTTCGATGAACGACTCGTACGATCCGGAGCCGGCAAGCGGCATTGGCGATATTCACGTTCAGGAGTACGTGCCCACGATGGCGCGGCACTCCATCAGCGTGGAAGCAATGGTGCTCGATAAGGGAGCGATGATCTCCGCCGGCGTCGCGATGGAGAACGGCGACGCAGTCCTGCAGGGAGTCGTGTTCGACATCGAAACCTACGACAAGGACACCGGCACGCTGCTGCGCAAGTATGTCGGCTGCTCGTACGCATCGGGCAGCGTAACGATCAACAAGCACACGATCGTGATGCAGCAGGCTCAGTTCATGGCGCTCGACGTTAGCGGCGCCACGATGTAATGCATCGCCGGCCGCCAGCACGGGGCCGGCGTTCTTTTAGGGATTAGGGAATATGCCACGCGAAGCAAAAGAATCCGATTTCCACGTCGACGTCGACGGCATCGGGCAGTTTATGTTTGCCCGCCGAACGATGAAAGACCAGTACATGATCCGTGGCGAATACGCCCGGCTCACCGGCGGCCACTACGACGACGAAGGCAGAATGGCGGATATGTCCGCGCTCGGCTATGCCACCTTGACCGTCCTGCTGGTGGAAGGCCCGAAGTCGTTTGACGTCGCCGCGCTCGACCCGCTTCTGGATGATGACTTCGACAAGAAGATCCTGAAGATCTATTCTGCGCTCCGCGCTAAGGAGTTGTCTTTTCGACCAGGACCGGCGACGGCGGGCGAAGGAGCGGGGGCGGGCAATGGCGAACACGTTCGCCCTGTGGTTCCGCCAGAAGTACAACCTCCCACCGTCTGATCCTCGGTTCCTCGCGCTCACGCCCGAGGACATTGAGGCTGAGTATTGGGCGGCCCACTATCAGTCGAACAAGGTCACGGAAGAATTCGAGGACAACGAATTCGACCAGGACGCCGAAATTCGACGTATTGAAGAAGCCGCCGAGGCGCGCGAGCGCGCTGCCGCTGAAGCCGCGGCGAACGCGCCCAAGCCCGAGCCGCTTCCCGATCCGGCGACCGTGAAGGATTGGGAGGAAGTGCCCGACCTCTGATCGTGTCGTGACGTCACCCTGCTTGAATCGTATGTAAAAGCAGGGGATCGCGTTGGCCGATGTCAAGATTGGAGTAGGCGGAAACGCCGACGGGGCGAAGGCCGTCATCAACGTGATGACGGACGCGGTGAACAAGCTCGGGAAGGCCGTAGCCGACGCCAACAAGACGCCTTTTAAGGCAGTTGGCGTCGAGCAGGCTTCCAAGGATCTCGCGAAGCTGCAGAAGCAGTTTCAGGACACGATCAAAATGTCCGCGGCGCTGCGAAACGCGCTCAAGAACAGCGGACAGAATGCCCAGGCCGGCATTCTCAATATCGACTGGTCGAAGCTCAACATTGACCCGGCGGCGGCGCAGCGCCTGCGCAACCGCGCGTTCTCCTATGCTGCGCGCGGCACCGCATGGGATCAGACCAACGTCCCGCAGCCGCCTGTGCCCGCCGGTAGTGGCGGCGGCAGTGGTAGTGGCGGTAATGGCGGCGGTCGACGCTCATCCAGCGATGCCGACGATACCCCCCGGCGCCGCGGCAGCGGCGCGGCCTCACAGTTCGCTCGCGCTGCTTTCCGTGGTGTCGGTGGCCCTGTCGGTCAGGTGGGCACAGGGGCGCTTGACGGTGCCGAGGCTGGCGCAGCGGAGGGTGGTGCCGCCGGCGGTGCTGCGGGGCTCTTGAAGGGTGGCCTCGCTGCTGTTGGCGTCGTTGCTGCGATGAAGCTCGGCCAGATGGGTGCCGAGGGATACAGCATGGCGAAGGACCGCGATCTATCGCTCGACACGCTCAAGCGGCAGCTGGGCGACCTCGGCATCAGCTTTGAAGAGTTGCGCCGCATGAGTGATGCGGCCTCGGACGGGCTGGGCGTCAACGCGGCCGAATTCGTGAAGCTCGAGCAGCAGCAGTCGACGGCCAGCAGCGGCCTAGATCGCAACGAGTTAAGCCTGGCCGATAGCACGCGGCGCAGTGTTGGCTTCGCGCGCGCATTCGGCATGGATCCGTCGCAGACCGCTGGGATGCTTGGCGGCATGGAGCGGCAGACGCCTATCAGTCTCGAGTCGCAAGGCAGCGGGCGGCAGCTTGTCGCGATGCTCGCCGAAGCAATCGAGCACGCGAAGGGCGCCGCGCTACCGGCAGAGGTGATGCAGGCGTTGCAGCAGATCACGGCAACCACCTCACGTCTCAGCCTGTCCCTTCCGAACATCGGCGCTGCTGGTTCGGCGTATGCGTCAATGCTGCAGGACAAGGCTCCCGGCATGACGCCGTCGGTGGCGCTCGGCCTGATTTCGCAGGCCAATTCGGCGGTATCGGGCATGGGCGCCGCCGGCGAGGCCGGGCAGAACTTCACGTACCAGGCGTTGCAGGGCGCTGGCAGCAGGTTGAACCCGATTGAAGCGATGGCGCTTTCTGCCGGCGGCCTGTTCGGCACCCGCAACACGGTTTTCGGCGACGGCAGCGAGCTTGGGAAGTACATGCACGAAAACGGCATGGACGATGAGCTGCTCCGTCTGCGCCGCGGCGGCGATGGCGACACGACCAACTTCCGCGCCATCAAGACGAAGCTGAACCACGATTTCACCGATCCGCTCTGGCGCGTCAACGCGGCGCAGCGCTACTTCGGCGTTCAATCGCCGCAGCAGGCGGCGGCTCTCCTGCGGATGGACGACAAGGATTACGGCGGACTGAATGACGCGCTCGGCGCGGCAAACGTCAGCCTGAAGGACGTCAATGCGAGCGGCCTGCGCACGCTGGCCTCCATCGGCCGCGCGAAAACGCCCGATGAACTGAACAAGGTCTACGCCGATATCCGGGGCCGAACGGGCGACGGGGCGCTGTCGAAGGGCGAACGGCAAAGCCTCGACGCGTTGCAGGCATCGGGAAAGACCGACGACTTCAAGAATGCGCTTGTCCGGATCATGGCGGGCAAGGATCAGCAGGAAACGCTCGGCTCGGACATGCGCAAGAGCGCGGCGACGCTCGAAAACATACAGATCGCGCTGGGCGACAAGCTGGTCCCGGCTGTCAACGCCATTCGTGACGCGCTGCTCTTTTCGGTTGGCAAGTCGTCGGGCATGCCCATGCCCGCGTCGCTTGAGGATGCGGTGCGCAAGTCAGTTGCGAGTGGCGACGCAGCCTCGTCTCAGGGCGTGCTCGACGCGTTCACCGGGGATAATCCGAACAACGCCTTCGACATGGCGAAATCGTGGGTCTACAAACACGGCGCCGAAGGTGAGCATATGGCGACCGTCAGCGCGCTCGAGCAAAAGTACAGCCTGCCTTCCGGCCTGCTTAAGGGAGTATGGGGCGCAGAGTCGTCGTTTGGCATCAACGCCGACAAGACCTCGTCTGCAGGCGCGCAGGGCAACTTCCAGGCGATGCCCGACACGCAGAAGAAGTACGGCATTCGCATCGGCGATTTCAACTCCGAAGCGGACGGTGCTGCCCGGCAGTTGAGCAATCTCCTGGCGAAACACGGCGGCGATGTCCACGGCGCACTTTTCGATTACAACGGCGTCGTCAAGAATGTATCCGCAGGCGAGGCATACGTGAGCACCGTTCGCAAGCTGGGCGGCATGGATGCGGACAAGCTACCTAAGCCGGACGATATGTCGGGATTCGGCGAGATTGACCAGTTGCCGCCCGAGCACACGAAGGGTGCCAGCACCGGAACCGGCAAGGGCTCGCGCTCGAGCGCAGGCAAGAGTTCCGGCGTCACCGACACCGTTGTTCTCGACATGAATCTGAACGTCGTGCAGGACAGCGGCTTTGGAAAAAAGGTCACCAAGACATTGTCGACGTCGGTCGCGGTTCCCCGCGGATCGGGCACACAACAACTCGGCGTGACGGTGAACTGACGCCATGCAAATCGATATCCGTAAGCCTGGCATTCAGGTGTTGCTCTACAAGAACGTCTCGCGCAAGACGGTGAACGGCACAACGCCCGTATCGGCTCGCTACGCGGGCCAGTCGAGCGTGGTCGACCTCACGCCGTTCCTGTCTGAGGCGAACCCCGTACGCGTGTCCAAATCGGTACGGGAGCCGGCTGGCGCGTTCTCCATCGCACTCGCCGATCAGGTGGACGCAGACGTGCTCGACTCGCTCTACGCCGTAATCGAGCCGATGGACGCGATCGCTATCCGCCTGTCAGGCATCGGCTACTCGCCGCTCGGTAACAGCCTGCCGATCATGATGCGCGGCTTTGTATCGCAAGTGCAGCGGATGCAGGGCATGTCTGCTGATGGGAAGCCCACGCGGCTCGTGCAGATCACCGGGCACGACTACGGGAAGATCCTGCAAATGATGCAGATCTTCTTCATGCCGAACGCGCCCGAGGACGCTTCGGCCATGATCACCAGCTTCCCGTTCTTCGCGAAGTTCGGCGGGTTTGATAACGTCCTCGAGGCGGGCAAGTTCACGCAGACCGTGTTCGACAAGGTAGTCAATCCGTACCTGTCGAACATGATGTTGAACGCGGCGAGCGCGGACGCTGTGATGCAGATCGCGACGGACATTCAGGTGACCGGCGCGCAGGTGTCGCCCTTCGGCGTTGGCACGTTCAACGGCGGCAACGTCCATGCGCTGATCAGCTCGTACGGCGATATCGGCGCCTGGAACGAGTTCTTCATTGAGGATCGCGAGGCGGGCCCGTACGCGGTGTATCGACCGAACCCCTTCATGGATCCGGTCACGTACGAATATCTGATGAGCGGCGTGACCGCGCCGACCGTCGTTGATATCGACTCCCGCGACGTGGTCAGCATGACTGCCTCGCGCACCGACGCGAACGTGGCTAACTACTTTTGGGCGGACAGCCCGCGCTTCCTGATCAACTACGATTCCACCGCCCGGATGATGGCGTTCGCCTCGGCAGGCACCAACGACAGCGCGCCGTTTTATGTCACGGACTACGGCAACGTTGACCCCGCGCTTTATGGCGTTCGCAAGCTCGAGGAGTCCACCAATCAGGCCGGCACCGACGAGTCGAACAACGGCAACGGCACGCAGTATGGGCCTTCGCGCAACGCCTCCATGAACGGCGCGCTGACGTGGATCAACAGCCGCCGCGCGCAGCTGTACGCGCTCAACAAGGATAACGTCGTGCTCGAGACGGGATCCATGCGCCTGAAGGGCAATGAGGCGATCAAGGCTGGCGTCTATCTGCGGCTGACCCACGGGACGATGCGCTCGTACCACTACGTGGTGAGCGTCGTGCACGATTACACGCCATTCGGGGCGTATTTCACCGAGGTCCAGTTTGAACGCGGCACCGGGTTCGTTGACCGGATCCAGAACGCGGCCGGCCAACAGGCACCGTATTACAGCGAAATGGTGACGAAGTCATGAGCGTGCTTGAACTTGGGCGCGTAGTCGCCGCCTACCCGCAGGGAAACTCCATTGACGTGCTGCTCGACAATGGCTCGCGCCTGGCAAATGTGCAGGTGATGTCTGACGATGGCAGCGACGCGTCGGGCAGCACGCACATTCCGGACGTCGGCGGCCCGGCCGACGATACGCGCTGGTCCCACACCGCAGCGTTCGCGCGCACCGTGCGTGCTGTGGTGGGTTTCATTCGTGGTGCGCCGGTGTGCCTCGGCTTCCTGCAGCCGCAGGTGACGCAGATGACCTTCAACGAGAAAAACCGCAAGGTCACGCGGCACCCGTCGGATGTCTACACGTCGATCGATGACGCGGGGAACTTCGAGCTTTTTCACCCGAGCGGCACGTATCTGCGCATCGGCTCGACGCCTTCGCATGAGGATCTGACCGGAAAAGACTTCGACGGAATGTGGAAGATCGCGCGCAACACCGGCGCCGCGCCGCATGTGCATCTTGGCGTGTCGAACGCTGGCGCGTCGGTCGCGAGCCTGGACTTTGACCCGAGCGGAAACGTCACCCTTCAGAACAGCGGCAACCTGGCGGCGACGGTGGGCGGCACCACAAACGTGACTTCCGCCGGCGCGGCGACAGTGAAAGCGCCGGCAGTGACGGTCGACTCGCCGTCCACCACCTTTACGGGGGCGGTGACAGTGGAGGGCGCTTTCACCTTCCAATCGGGTATGACGGGCTCGGCTGGCTCGAGTGGTGGTGCCACGATGACCATTGACGGCGCGGCCGACTTCACCGGCGAAGTGACGGCAAATGGCGTCAAGGTTTCCGGCCACAAGCACGGCGGCGTCCAGTCTGGCAGCAGCGAAACGGATCCGCCGATCGCCGGCTAGTAGGGGCGGGCTTCGGGGTCGCCTGCAAAGACTCCGCGACCGCCTGCCGCGATGCAGGCGTTACCCATCTCCACTGCGCCGCTGTCGTCCTTGCTGGTGGGACACACCTCCGCCAGATTACCGGGGTGGTCCCGCAAGGGACGCCAGCATCCGGAGTTGTAGCCGTAGGGGTGATGGTAGACCGCGTAGTGCCATTCCTTCGAGATGCCGGGCACGTCGCACGCTTTCTTGTAAAAGAGGATACGCATGCCGGGTTCCTCGCTGTATGCGAAGGGCGCGGCGCTGGCTTTTGCATGCACTACAGGCCCGGCGTGCGCAGCCATTCCAAAGGTGGCAAGCAACGCCATAAAGACGGTCTTTTTCATCTAAAACCCCGGTTATTCAGACAAAACGCGCAGAGTATAGCGCGCGGGTCGTGACGCCATGCTCGCAGCATGACGATCTCCCTTTCCTCGCTGCAAGTCTCGCCTCTGTCGTCGGTCTTTGCGCCGGCGAGCCAGAAGGCGGGCGACCGGCCGATCAGCTTTGTGCTTACCGACAATGCCACGGGCGGCGGCTCGGTGACGAGCATGTCGTTGAATATCCGGCCGGAAGAGCTCACGCGCACGGAAATGTCGCGCGTGTCGGTGCAACAGACGCTAGGCGGGGCGTGGGCTGACGACTTTGGGCCCGGGCTTGCGCAGATCAATATTTCCGGCCACACCGGCTGGCGCGGATCCGTATCGTCGGACGGCATGGACCTTTTCGCCCAGCTAAAAAAGCTGGTCTACACGGACTGGCATGCCGCTCGCAACGCGGCGCGCGCAGCAGGCGTGGACCCCGGTGGCGTCTCCCTGACCTTCGCCGATGCGCTCGACTCGACCACGGACGTGGTTATCCCCATGTCGTTCGTGCTGCGCCGTTCAAAGTCGCGCCCGCTGCTGATGCAGTATCAGATTGCGATGATGACCACGGGCCTGCCGATCCCGGCGACGACGGCCTCGAGCGCGTTCGCGTCTGCGCTCAGTGCGCTCGGGCTCGATTCACTCGCGAAGGCCGTCACCTCGCTTACCAAGACGATCAGCAACATCGCGTCGTGGGTGAACACGAACATTGTTGCTCCGGTGAAAGCGTTTGTAAGTCTCGCCGTGAACGCGTTTAACGCCGTCGTGGGCGTAATCAACTCGGCCACCGCCATCGTGTCGAACGTCTTAAGCACCGCGCAGTCGATCGCGCGCGCCGGGATGCAGGTGATGCAGACGCTCTCGAGCATCGCCAGTCTGCCGACGGCAATCAAGGCGCAGATCATGGCCACGGCCGGGCAGTTTTCCAACGTCTATTGCGTGCTGAAGAACGCGGTCGCGAAAACGAACACCTATCCGGACTACTCGACGCTGCTCGGCGCGAGCAACTGCTCATCGACGGCGGGCGGCTCTGCGGCGAGCATCTACACGACGAGCGGGACGAACCCGTTCAACGACGTCATCGGCAAGCCGGCCGCGCCTGTCATCACCGCGACCGCGGACGCTGTGACTGCTCTGCAAACGATCAATAACACGGACCCGGTCCTCTCGCCGATGTCGACCACGGCAATCGCGGCGAACCTGAAGGTCATCAATTCCGGCGTGACGGTGAAAGCATGAGCATTTTCGATAAGGAACTGGTCGGTTATCGCTTCGTCCTTTCGCGCTATGGCGACACGCTGCAACGCGTGGCGCTGCGCGAGTTGGGCGACGCGTCGAAGTGGACCACGCTCGTTGCGCTGAATAACCTTCAGCCGCCGTACCTGACCGACGACCCGACCGAGGCGTCGGATTACGTCATCCTCAACGGCACGACGCATATCGTGCTTCCGGCCACCAGCGCCGCGTCGGCGCAGCCGGATCCGTCGACGGTTTTCGGCACCGACATGCTGCTTACGGCCGACGGCTTCCTGTCCGTTACGGGTGGCGACTTCGACACCGTCTCCGGTGTGGCGAACCTCAAGCAGGCGCTAAAAAATGCGCTCGCGACCGACCAGAACGAACTCCTGTATCACCCGACGTACGGCACGCTCATCCGGCGAATCCTCGGTAAGGTCGTCGGGCCGACGTCGCAGCAGCTGGCGGCGGAATACGCAAAGAGCACAGTTGCCGCCGACGCCCGAATCAAGAATGTGGAAAGCGCGACCGCCTCGTCGGTGGGCGACTCCATCACTGTGACCGTCGCCGCGCAGCCGGTTATCGGAGAGGCCGTCACGGCAAGCACGACCACTTAAGCGCCGCGCGCGGTGTCGTGACGCGACCATGCCCACAAAGGATTCTTCAGAGGTGGGCCGGTGGCGAGCTTTCAGTTAAAAAACTTCGTGAGCATCTGTGCTTCCATGCTGAACCGCATGAAGGCCACTCAAACGACCATCACCGATTTCAACGTCGGCGCGGTGGGCCGCACGCTGGTAGAAGCGCCCGCCATCGAGATTGAGGAGTTGTACCAGCAGGCTTTTAACATGGTCACCGCGGCCATTCCTGTGTCGGTCTACAACTCATTCAACTTCGCCGCGCTGGCCGCACTCGCGGCGACTGGAACCATTCGCGTCAATATCACCGCGCAGTCCACGGTCACCCTTATTTCTGCCGGCACTCAGTTCCCGTCTACGTCCACCAGCACGGTCTATACGGCGGATTCAGATGTCTCAATTCCGGCGGGTAGCTCGTACGCTGACGTGGCCGTTACGGCGACCGTTACTGGCACCGCGACGAATATCGCGGCCGGTGCGAGTTTCACGTCCACTCCGGCGATCACCGGGTTCGTCAGCGCGACGAATCTCTCCGCGTTCGTGAACGGGCGTGATGCTGAAACCGACGCCGAGCGCCTGATCCGGTTCAACGCCTATATCTCGACGCTGCCACGCGGCACGAACGGTGGCATTGAATACGGCCTTTCAACGGTCAACGTGACCGACAGCGCCGGCAACATCGGCGAGCAGGTAAAGCTCTACAAGGTGGTTGAGCCGTATCTGACTGACGCGACGCAGCCGATTGCGCTCGTCAATGCCTACATTCATAACGGCGTCGGCAACACATCGAGCGCGCTTCTCGCGCAAGCCAAGCAGGTGATTGCTGGCTACACGAAAGCGGACGGCACAAAGGTGGCTGGCTACAAGGCCGCAGGCGTGCCGGTGAATATCTACATCGCAACCGAGGTGCCGCTGGCCGTCACAGGCGTGATTACGCTGTCGGATAGCGATACGTACGACTTCGCCACCGTCTCGGCCGCCGTCCAGTCTGCGCTCTACACCTACCTGCAAGGGCTCGACATTAACGCTTCGGCGATCCGCTCGGAAATGGTCGCGCTGATCATGGCTGTCGATGGCGTCGCAGATGTGACCCTGACGGCGCCGGTGGGGAACACCGCAGTGACGACCGGACAGAAGATCATGCCCGGCACGTTCACGTTAACCGAGGCGTCTGACTGATGAAACTTACCAAGACGCTGCTCGGCTACCTGAACCGGGTTTTCAATAAAGACCCGCTCGAATTCCGCGCGCTCTCGATTGATTATGCCGGCGACGGGATGACGTGGACGGTTGCTGATGGGGTGCTAACCACGACCGTCTCTGGCGGCCGTGGCGTTGATCTCTCCATCGACCTGTCGGCATACACGCTCGATGCGCTGGTGAGCTTCATCGCGGCGCAGCCGGGCTATACGACGACATACCTGAGCGCTGAAAATAAGGCGCTCTCGGCGCTGGTGCTGCTGGACGCGACCGGTGACATCTCGGCATCCGGCGGTGGCGATCTGTACGGCTACTCGAATGTCCTGTGGGCGTACATGGAGGCGAACGCGGCCGAACTGAAAGCCGCCGAGGCGTCGATCCAGAGTCTCGCTTCAGAAATGCAGACGACGACCGCGGACACGATCTGGCTCGATCTGCTCGGCACCTACTATGCTGTGCCGCGGCTCACGAACGAAAGCGACGCCTCGTACGGGCCGCGAATCATTGCCACAGTGATCCGGCCGGCGAGCAACAACGTTGCGATCGAGCAGGCGATCGAGACCTGGACGGGGCAGCAGGCCACTGTGACCGACGTCGTGCTTCGCGGCGTGACTGGCAACATTTATAACGGCGACCACAAGCACGACGGCTCGATCAAGCACGACGCGGTCAACACGAACGTGTATGGCCTGTTCGACGTGACTTACGCCTATGACCTCATCACGGGCGGCGATCTCTCGTCGTTCCAGTCGACGGTAATTTCGCTCGTTAATACGCTGCGCGCGGCCGGCACGCATATGCGTTCAATCGCGCTGACCGGCTCAGTGCTCACCGACAAACTGACTCCGCCGACGGATTCGTTTTCGATCATCAGCGTGGGCGCGACTTTCAACGACACCCTAACCGCGCCGACAGAAACGGTGTCGCCGATGGGCGTGCAGATGGCAGCGTTCTCGGACACGCTGACAACGCCCACTGATTCGGCTTCGATGACAGTCGCGTACAACTACAAGCACAACGGAATCCGCAAATACGACGGGACCGTCGAGCACCTCGGCGGCCAGGTGATAACGGAGTCGCTTTCCTAGTCGTGACGCGAGACTGACCTTCAAATGATCGGAGGTCTAATTGTCCATTCTCCTGCATGACAGCCTTCGCCCGCCAACCGGGCGTCTGTCCTACCAGGTTTTTCGCGATGGTGAGGTTATCGAGGAAGTCGATGATCACAACCTTATCGTCATCGGCTCGCAGGTGACGCATGCGCGCCTGCTGGGCGGCGACGTCGCGAACCGTTCGGTTACGCAGATCGGCTTCGGCACCAACGGAACAGGCGAGCAGTTCGCGAACGGCTCTCTGACGGGCGCGTATGTGAATAACCTGGCAGCTCCAACATACCCCGCGTCCAACCAGGTGAGTTTCGGCTTCTCGCTCGGCACCACCGAGGCGAACGGCATCGCAATTCTCGAGTTCGGCCTTCTGACGGCTGGCGGCATTCTCTATTCGCGTCGCACTAGGTCTGTGGCCCTTGCGAAGCAATCCGACATAACCCTGAGCGGTACCTGGATTATCTCGTTCTAAGGGTCTGAAATGGCATATCAACCAGAAACGCAGACCTACGAAACCGGGGTCTATCAACTTGAGATCACCGATCCCGTAGAGGGTGGCGTCGGTGGCCTCTCGAACACGCCGCTGCTGCAACTCGCGAACCGCACCGCCTGGCTCTATCAGGAGTTGAATCTCCTACTCGACGGCTCTGTCATTCCTTCGACAGTCGCGCCGCTCGACTCTGCTCATCTCACTGGCACGCCCCTGGCGCCCACGCCGGCGCTTGGCGACAATTCGACCAAGATCGCGACCACCGCATTCGTGCAAGGCACGGTCAACGGCACTTTGACGAAGAGCGTCGCTGGCGGTGCCAACGTCACACTATCGGCTGTAGAGGCAGGTAATGGCGTCCTGAATCTGACGGGCGCGCTCACTGCCAATATCGCCGTGATTGTGCCGGCCGCCGGAAAGTGGACCGTCGTGAACGGCACGTCTGGCGCCTACACGCTCACCGTAAAGACAGCATCCGGTACCGGCGTCGTCGTCACGCAGGGTCGGTCGCAGAACCTGTGGTGTGACGGGACGAACGTCTACCAGCAGGTGACGGACTTTATCAGCCCGGCGATGACTGGCACGCCGACGGCGCCGACCGCCACCCCGGGCACCAGCACGACGCAAGCGGCGACAACGGCGTTCGTGCAGACCGCGAAGAATGGTGCGACTACGGTGAACGTCGCGGGGAATGCGAACGTCGCTCTCACGGCTGCGCAGGCGGGTGTAGGCATCATCCTGCTTACCGGCGCGCTTACTGGCGCGATCACGGTCACCGTGCCCGCCGGCACCGGGCAGTACATCTTCGCGAACAATACGACCGGCTCGTACACGCTGAGAATCGGCGTCGCGGGCTCCGGTGGCGCGACGGCGATCGTTCCGCAGAATCAGTCCGTGGTCGCGTACAGCGATGCCACGAACATCGTGCTCGCGGGTGCGGCTTCGTCCAGTTCGTTCACGCGCTACTCGTTCACCGCGACCGCCGGACAGAAGGTGTTCAACGGTGTCTATACGGTCGGAAACGTGCTGGTGCTCGTCAACGGCGCCGTACAGGCTCCGTCGGATATCACAGCCACCGATAGCGCGACCGTGACGCTCACCGCCTACAACGGCGGCGCTGGCTGCGTGGCTGGCGATGATGTCGAAATCATCGCCTTTGCTTCGTTCACCGTTGCGAATGCGATGACGCTCGCAGGCGGTACGTTCGTTGGCCCGATCATGCTTGCAGGAGGGGATACCGGTGTCACACCTGCGCAATTCGATACGAGCACGAAGCTCGCAACGATGGCAGCGGTGCAGCGCGCCCTGGGAAATCTCTCAGGCACTCTGGCGATCAACTCGAACACGGCGCTAACCGCCGCCCAGGTCGGGCAATTCATCAACCTTTACGGGACAGGCACCGTCCTGACGCTTCCCGCGATCAGTTCTGTTCCGTCCGGGTCTACCTTCACGATCTGGTGCTCGTCGGGCGTAACTTGCTCGCTCGCTTCCCAAGGCTCCGACAAGATCTATCTGAGCGCCAGTCCGTCCACAACGGCGCCGATGGGTGCAGGCGACTTCGTCACCCTGGTCGCGCAGCCTGGCGTCGGTGGTTCAGGTGCCGGATGGACTATCACCAATGGCTCTATCGGCCTGAAGAACACCCCGGGGTTTGCGTCGGCGCTTGGCGCGCCAGGCTATCAAAAGTTGCCGAGCGGTCTGATCTTCCAGTGGGGCTACTCGGTCGGTTCTTCGGGCGGGGTAGCAACACAAGTATTCCCGCTTGCATTCCCCACCAACTGCTTAAGCGTCGTGGCAACTCATACGTCTGGCGCCACGGTGTCGGCAGTGTTTGCAAACATCTACGCGATCGTGGCTTCTCAATTCCAATTCATCACTTGCACTTCGAGCGGCTATACCGCTGACGGTGTGTTTTGGTTTGCAGTGGGGTATTAAAAATCATGGGCCAGAAATTCGCACACCTCGACGCTGAGCGCTTCGTGATCGGCTTCTACGACGACGAGTGGCACGGCGCCTCCATTCCATCGGACGCCGTACCAATTGACGATGAACACCACGTTGAGCTGCTCAATGGACAGTCCATCGGTAAGTGCATGAAGCTCTGCGAGAAGGGCTTGCCGCTTCTCGTGGACCGACCGGCGCCGACTGACGACGAACTCGCTGCATTGTTGCGCGCTCAACGCGACGCGGCACTGACCGCGACGGATTGGCTCGTTCAGCGGCACATGGACGAGTCGGTGTTTTCGAAAAAGACCACGCTGACGGTCGATCAGGTGCAGGCGCTCGGCGAGTACCGCGCCGCGCTGCGCGACCTCCCGGCCGCCGACGGGTTCCCGCACGTCGCGCTGCCGACGGCACCTGATTTCATTGGAGTCTGATAGATGGGCGCACGCAATGGATTTTTAGCCGCGCTTGGTGCGTGGCTGACACCCGATTCGTCGGGCAACATCGCGCACGGTGCTCCGCCGGCGGCCGGCGACAACTCGAACAAGTTGACGACGACCGGTTGGTTCAAGGCTGAGCAAGCGACCGAAACCGTGCAGGGTACTGCCAAGGTGGCAACACAGGCGGTCACAAACGCTGGCACGGACGACGCCACGATTGTGACGCCCAAGAAGCTGCGGGCGGGTTTTGCTATCAGCTTGGGCTCGAGCGGCTATATCGCGTTCCCTACGTGGTTAGGCGGGCTGATTATCCAGTGGTCGAATATCACATCTGGCGCCGGCGGATTGGTCCAATCGGCTTTCCCGATCGCGTTTCCTACCGCATTGCTTGTCGCTGTCGCCAATTACATCGAGGCGGGGAACGGCTTGGGTGTGGTGGCGACGGTTTCGAGCAACACCACCAAATCCATTATCCAGGTGAATTGCTTTACCACATCGACCGGCGCTGGTCTGAGCGGCGGCGCTATCTATTACATTGCCTTTGGATTTTGAGAAATGGGCCAAAAACGCGTAGCGTATGACGGATCCGGCAGCATCGTTGCATTTTATGACGATGCCATTAGCCCCGCGCCTAGCGGGGCGGTAACCATCGCTCTAACGGACGACCAATGGAAGGCTTGCGCATCGGATCAGCGATACAAGGTTGTGAATGGCTCGCTCGTCGCACCCGCGGTTACGCCACCGCCGACGGATGCACAGCTGCTTGCAGCTGCGCAGGCCACGCAGGCGCTAGTGATTTCGAATTCATGTGCTGCCGCGATCACGGCAGGCATCTCATCGTCGGCGCTCGGTACCGCGCATACATACCCGACGAAGGCGACGGATCAGCAGAACCTGAACGCCTCCGTCACGGATGCGCTGATCGCGCGGGCGGACGCTGAGTGGGCCGCGTCATCCTCAGTAGCGGCTGGGGCCATCCGTGTCGCTGCAGGCGTGCCGTATCTGTGCGTCGTCGGCGGCACGACGGGCCAGGCAGCGCCGGCGTGGCCTGCTGCTATCGACACCCTCATCAACGACGGCGATGCGCAGTGGCAGTTGTGGACGACCGCGTTCTGGTGTGAGGATGCTGCGGGAAATTGGGCATGGACCGAGCACACTGCAGCGCAAATCATTCAGGTCGGCCGGGATCTTAAAGCGCAGGTTCTCGCGCTGCAGGCCAAGTGTGCGACGCTCACGGCCAAGATCGCCGCGTGCACGACAATCGCCGACGTCAATGCGGTCGTATGGGCATGAAGTTCGCCTTCTACAAGGGCAACGCCACGCTGCTCGATAAGTTCATCGCGTGGTGGATGCGCGGCACCTACTCGCACGTCGAGGCGATCCTCGAGGAAGAGGCGGCCGGCACGTACACCATCGCGTCGTCGGTGCCCGGTACCGGCGTGCGGATCGCCACCGGACAGTCGTTGCCGGTGAGCGATTGGGACATTGTCGACGGGCCCGGCGACGTCGCCGCGGCGCGCGCGTGGTTTGAGGCGCGCGTTGGAAAGGCCTACGACTACATCGGCCTGTTCGGCTTCGTGCTGCGGCCGGCGACAATCGACGCGAAGGACAAGTACTGGTGCTCGGAGGCGTGCTTGCTCTCTATCGGCTATCAGGGGGCGTGGCGGGAGGATCCGAATAGCATGTATAGCGTCGTTTCTTTCGCAGGGTCAGCCTTTCCGCTCAGCCACGGATAGACGCGCGGCGCCCGGTACGTGGTCGCTGGCGCTCGCTTCCATCGCGCGCCAGCTTTGCACTGTCTGCTCTTTGTCGTCGGACACCCGCATCGCCACAAAAAACTCCATGTCGTACCGCTCTGTGTCATGGAATCCGGCGCAGGCGAAGTCGATCAGATCCAGTTCAGCCATCTCACGGAAGAGCCGCGCGAAAGACTTGGGCGTGAACACCCAGCAGTGCGCGTCGTGGTACGCCCCGTTGTCGATGATGTCTCGAGCCACACCAATGGCGGTCTCGATGCCGTGGTGCCGCTCGACAAGGTCTGGGTCAAGGACGCGATCCCACGCCTCGCGTTGATCCACTTTTGCGACGTGCATGCAGTAGTCGATAAGCACGTGCGGCTGCGGGATGCGTGCGCGAATCAGGTTGCAATAGAGCACGGAGTCGATACGTGTCTCGTTCCGCAGATAGTCAAACGTGAACCTCTTGTCGGGCACGATCAGCCTGACTTCGCCGGCCGCGTTCAGAACGCTGCGCAATTCGCCGAGCCATCCGATGAGGTCTGGCACATGCTCGATAACGTGAGACGCAACCACATAGTCGACAGTCTTTCCTCCTACCGCTTCCTGCAGCGTGTTTTCGCCCCACACGGCGTCAACTTGGACGATGGCATCGGGGTCGACGTCCGGATCGTTTTTGTACTTCTCCTTTAGTGCCTCAGTGCTCGCGTGGTCGACGTAGATCACGGCGCCGTCGTTTCTGCTGGTGAACGGGCGGCACAGCGCACCGATCTCCAAACCAACGGCATCGCGCAGGTTCAGGCCTGACAAGAGTTTTTGCTTCCGGACGTTTTGATTTGGTGTGGTCATGGCTCTCGAGCTTCGTGCTTTTCTCGGTAAAAAGTCGCGGGGAATCATACCTCAAGCCTACCGTTGACCCATGTCAGACATGGACGCCGCAGGGCATGGATGCAATGCGCGCGTCCTTGTGTGGCGCTGCGCGTCGTGACGCCACACTCGAATTCACGGGCTCGCACCGGGCGCGATTTAACCGTGAATTGGATATGAAGATGGAATGGATGCCGCTGGTTATTGCTTTGGTTTCGCTGGTCCTTAGCGGCTTCTGCACAGTCCTCTGGTTCCTTTACCTGAGTGTTAGGCAGGACGCGCGCGACGCGCTAAGGGAACTGGCGCTGCACAAGCTGCACGTCGCTGAAACCTGCGTGACCAAGGATGGCCTTGAGAAGGCGATCGCGAGTCTCGATCAAACGATCGGGCGTCTCATCGACGCCGTCAATAAGAACGCAGAGGAAACCCGGCTGGGCCTCTCCGAAATCCACCGTCGTATCGATGGCAAGGCGGACAAACAATGAAGCTCTCACTCTCTGAGGACTGGCGCTCGCTGCATAAGCGGCTGTCCGTCATCCTCCCGGCTGTATGTGCAGCCATCTCCGCCTTTGGTCCTGAAATCCGCGACGCGTGGCACTCGGTGCCCGACGACCTGAAGGCCATTATCCCAGCGCACCTGCAACAGGCGATTGCCTACGCAATCCTGTTCTGCGCGCTCGTCGGCGCTCATTACGTGCAGGTACAGCGACGGGCGCCGGATGCACCACCTGCGCCGCCGGAGAATCCGCAATGATCAGCGCGCTCGTGAAAATCTTCGCTTCGCTGTTCGGGCGGACGGCTGATGCGAGCGCTCCGGTCATTGCTGCGCCGGCCGCGCCCGCGAGCGCAGCGCGCCTTGAGCCAGAGACGCCGCCGGCGACAACGGTCGTCGTGCCTGCTGTGCCGCAGCCTGCCGCGGTGGCGCCCGTCTCGAAGGCCGATCCCGCGCCGGAAGTGCCAAAAGTGGCACCAATCGTGGTCCCCGGGTGGATCTCGCTGTGCCGGCAGATGACTCAGCACTTCGAGCGCTGCTATCTGATCGCGTATCCGGATCCCATGTCGGCGCTCGGGAAAGCGCTACAGGCGCGCGGGCTGTGGTTCAAGGTGCTGGCGGGTGCAGCGATCCCCGACGAGCCCGCGCTGCGCGCTCTGAGTGGCTCGCCGTGGACGTGCGGGTGGGGCTCCACCGGCTCGGACGTCGTTGAAGGAACGGTATGGGCGCAGTCGTATGCCGATTGGCGTCTGGACGCGGGGCTCAAGGTGGCCGGAGCAGTGGTCGATGGTGCGGTGAAGGTGCCGCTGTCAGCCGCGCAAAAGGCCGCGCTCGCGGATCTCGTCTACAACGTCGGCGCCGGCCGCGCCGCGCACGGCACTGACCCGGGCCGCGACGGCATCGTTGTGCTGGCAAGCGGTAAGCCGTCGACGCTGCTCACGAAGCTAAATGCCGGCGACTACGCGGGCTGTGCTGAGGCGATTCTCGACTGGAACCGCGCCGGCGGGGCGGTTTCGACGGGTCTCCAGTCGCGGCGCACGGCCAATCGCAAGATGTTTCTCACGGGAGCATGGCAATGATGGAAGTGTTAAAGGCTTTGGCGTCGCATTGGGCGCTCACAGGCGGCTTGGCCGTCGTCGTTGCGGTGTTCGTGTGGCTGGCGGTCAGTCTCGGCCCTGCGTGGCTCCTGACGCATTGGGCGGTGGTGCTCGACACCGTCGTCGTCCTAGTCGCAGGTGCTGTGATTCTCTGGCTGTACGTGTTGCTCGAGCAGCAGCGCGTGGCTACGTCGACGGCCGAGGCGAATTACCAGACCACGCTCGCCCAGGCGCGCGTGCTCGAGGCGACAAACAGGGATCAGGCGGGGGCGATCGTGCGACAAAGCGCGTCAGTCGCGCAGGCTGCATCCGAAAGCGAGGCGCGATCTCGGGCGGCCGGTGCGGCGATTGCCGCGGCAGAGAAGCGGGGCGCGGCCGACAGAAAGACCATCGCGGCGCTGCGTGCGCGTGCGGCGGATCCGAAAACGAACCAAGGGACGTGTGATGAAGAGATTGCTCACCTGCGCGCTGCTCTGTAGCGCCATGCTCGCCGGCTGTGTGTCGGCGCCGACTCAGCCCACGCTCACGGAGACGAAGGCGGTTGAGGCGAAGGTGATTGTATCGACGCCATGTGTGGCGGCAATCCCGCAGCCGGACACCGAGTTCCTCTCCGACAAGCTGCTTCTAACCGGGTCGGGCAGTCAGGTGGCGGACCAGCTTTGGGCGGATCATCTCGAGCGCCGCGATTACATCGACAAGCTGGTGGCGGCGCTCACGGGTTGCATGGCGCCGCAGTCGTCCAGCGCGCTACAGCTGCCGAAGCTGGCGGGCGTGCCGCTTCAATAGGTCCGTACAGTCGGTACAAAAATGCCGCCCGCGAGCGCGTCGCTCGGGCGGCATTTTTTCATCGCATTCTTCGCAGACCTCCGGCCCGTACTGTTCGTCGCCCGGCTTGAACTCCGGCGCTGGCTGGCGGCCGGTTGTATTGAGCCGCGCCCACTCGGCGGCCTCATGGTCTTGCGCCTTATCTTCCAGGCTCATCTGTCACACCTTCAGGAAACGCCCCACGGCGGGGCTTGTCCTGAGTGTGTTGTCCCGACTTTCCTCTAGCGGTCAGTCAGCGAACCACGCGAGCGCTACGCGGCGCAACGTCGCGCGTTCTTCATCTGTCAGTGTGTCGCGCCCGAGCGCCTCGATGTCGGAAATCTGCGCGTCGGTGAACGGCTCATTGCGCCACGCGAGGGCCAATCCCTTCAGGAACCGCACCACGTTGTGCGAACCCGGGCCATCCAGACCGGCTGGCAGTCCCGTTTTACCGCCCGAAATATCACAATTTGACATAAAAAGAATTATCAACCGGACAAATCGCGGCGCGGTCAGTGGATGTATTTCAGCGCACCGAACAGCGCGAGCGCGATGCCGAACTGCCAGCCGATGAGCTTGGCTTCGGTCTTTGCGAGCGCGGCGGCCAAGTCTGCCTTTGTGACGGCCGACTCTTTGAAGCCAGCGTTTAGCTCGTCGGCGACGGCCTCTGCCTGCTTGCGATCCATTCCGGCGTCCGTCAGCCGCTTGGTCAGTTTCAACGTGTCGATCATGGTTGAATCCATCGTTTGTCGTTGGTTTTCAAGGATTAATGTACCACTTCACGTGTTGCCTCGCGCTGCCACAACTCCCGACGCCCGTTGAATGGTGAACGCCCGGTAAGCGGTGTTCTCGGCAGCCTTTTTGAACCGGCCCTGTTCGGAGTCGTAGCTTGTCGATCCAGTTTCGGCGATGAATTCGGCGGCAATCATCGATCGCTCGCCGTCGGTCAAACTGGCAACCATCGCGCGCGTCTTTGCCGCCTGTGCATCCTTCTCCGCTTCCTCCCGCTGCGCCACTGCATTTTTGCCAGCCATCGGCTCCGGCGGCTTTTCTGCTGCCGGTGGTCGCTTCAATCGCTCCGGCTCCGTCGCGTAGACGGCCTGCGCGTACGCACCAATGTTCCGGATCGGCTTGTTGCGGGCCTTCTGTGCTGCTTCTTCGGTCGCTATTGCAGTCAGCAGCGCACGTTCGGGCGTTTGCTGAATCCACGCGATCGCAAGTTGGCCTCCGATACCGATCGCGTTCAGCCGGGTGAACAGTTCCGACGCGCGGATCTCTGCCTCCTGTGCCTCGCTTATCTCGATCAACGACTGCTGTCGGGCATACTCGACGTCGAACCTGATTGCGACGACGCTGCGGTTTTCGCGCTTATATTCCGGTGTTATCGTGATGTTCGACAGGGCATTGACTTCGGCTATCGCTGGCTTCAGCACCTTGTCGGAAAACCGTTTGAATGCGTTGTAAAGCTCAGACTGTGCGCCAAGCAGAGCACGCCACATGTCTACCGCGATCCAGCCAGTCCCGCTTTCGTATCCTGGGCGCTTCACATATCGGACGCAGTTCTCGTACAGGGCCAGCGCATACGCGCCGCGCAGCTTCCGTTGAACTCCGATACTGATCACTGCATAAATGTCCGGGTTCGCAAGGCGTTCTGCTAAAAACTCGCTGTACTCGTAGGTGCAGATGCCATCTTCAATCCCGGCATAGGAGAGCGGCGGGGCTGCTGCCCACTTCCCTTTTTTCTTGTCCGAGTTGAACAGGTCAAACGTGATCGGCGTGCTCATGATCCCGAGCAGCGCCTTTTTCAGGTGGTCAATATTGTTGCTTTTGACGTCCAGCATTGCGTAAAGCGTGCTCACCGGAAGCGTGAATTTTCGCTTGCTCGGAAGGTCGTCATAGGCGTTCAAAAGCAGCAGGTTGACGAGTCTGCGCTCGAGAAGCGATAGCTCACCGCTTACGTGGACGGCGGATACGTGCTTGCGCACCTCCGACGATGGCGTGATGTTCTGCATGTGGTGCTCTCTCCTTTCGGCTAATCACTGTATGACGAAAGGGCACGACTTGCAATCAATCCGGTGTCCTTTGGAAAGGACACCGTCTTTGGGATGCTCCCCCAAGGACTGTGTCCTTTCCCCCAAGGATGGTGTCCATTCCCCAAAGATTGGGTCCTTTGGTTGCCGGCAAAATCAAAAACGTGCTTTTAAATCAAATGGATGCGGCTCGCTGCACAGTGATCTGCCCCTCATCCCAACGATAGTGTCCTTTCCCAAAGATGGTGTCCTTCTCATCCCAGGCTTGGTGTCTTTTCATCCCAAACTTGGTGTCCTGATTCGGCTGAATCCGTTGCTGGCATTGGATTCCACCGGTCTAAAGGTTTTTAAAGGATGTTTTCTTTAAAGATCAACATCGATAGGCGATGATTTTTTGACAGCCTTTTCCATCCCCTCCCCGCGTTGCCTTACCCGAGGCCATATTGCTTCTTCAGCTTTGCGAGGCGCTCGCGCGTGCCCTCGATCATCACCTCGCTCATGGGGATGTCGGTGTCTTTCCAGAACTGGCGCAGTTCCTCGTGCAAGTCCACAGGGATGCGCACGTTCGCTGGCCGCGTGGGCGGAGCGCGGCGACTCGGGATTTGCGGGGCCATACGCGCCTCGGCCGGCTTCGCGGGTGCCTCGGTCGCGGGTAATGGCTCCGGAGCCGCGTGCGGGGCCGTTTGAGGGCTCGTAGGCTCGTTCGCGGCGTGCACGAACTCCATCGGGTCGCGGAATCCGCGCTTTGCGGTTGCGTTCATTGCGTGATCTCCAGTGCGAGGGCGCGCATTTCGGCTACGGCCTTATGGTCGGGCTGGGCGTACTCCGTGACGGCACGGCCATCGCGCGCTGTGGATCGGAATGCCTTACGGTCGCAGATGTGCCCAGGCAGCAGCGTGTAATGCTGCAACGTCGCGAGCGCCTCGCGCATTTCATCGACTTCCGTCGACCGGGCGTTTGTCGGCGCACGGTTGATCAGGGCCAGCGCGCGCAGTTCCGGATTAAAGCCCCTCGCCTGCTCCACGATCCGATCCATCGTCGCGAACGTGAAAATGTCGAACTGGCTGGTCTGCGCCGGCGTGACGATCGTGTTGGCGACGAGCATCGCGGCGCGAAGCTCGGGTGCGTCGGAGCCTCGCGTGTCGATCACGATGTCGTCGTATTTTGGGATCAAAGCGCGGATCTGGCTGGCGAGGCTGTCGCCATAGATGGCCACGCAGGTGATTTGCGGCACGATTTGCTCCGCGTCGCGGATGCCGTTCCACTTCGCGGCGGATGCCTGCATGTCGGCGTCGACCAGCAGCACGTCGCGCCCTTCCCCCGCAAGCATCGCGGCGTACGACACCGCTAGGGTGCTTTTCCCCGAGCCGCCCTTCTCCCCGCCAAACAGCGTAACTGCCATGATTGGTACCTCCGTCGGTTGGTATCCGCGGAGGTTAGTGGGAATCTGCGTTGCGCGCAATGTCCGCAGCTTGGGGCATGTGCGCAAACACACGCAGCGAGCCGCGCACGCGGCGGTGTGGCTGTAAAGCCGTAAAGCGGTAAAGCTGTAAAGCGGACGAGCTTTACAGCTGGGTGGGCATAGCGCCGGGTGCAGAGGCAGTTAGCAGGCCTTTCGCCTGTAAAGCGGCGCGGCTTTCGGTCATTGCGACCGTGAAGCGATCTTCAACGAATTCCAGCGTCATGCCGGGAGGGCGAGGGTGCTGGCGGTCATAGACGCAATGGCACCAGTAACAGGCGTAGGCGCCGTATTCATCGTCTGCCTTCAGGCCACCGCCTTTGCCGTGCTCGCCGCGGTTGCTGTGCGCCCACACGACGTTGCCGGGCTCGGTCTTGCATACGCCAGGGAGGCGCAGCCGGCAGTACTCGTCGCGAGCCGACTGGCGGATCTTCGACGTAGGTGGTCGGCGCGACGTGAGTGTGCTGCGCGGTTTCGGCGCGGCCGGAACTTTCGATTTTTCGAAATTTCGCAATTTCGATGGTTTGGGATCGGCTTTCGGCTTCGCGCTGATTCCGTTCGAGCGGTGTAGGGGTTTGGCGTCGGCCTTCGGCTTAAACGCTGATCGCGTGAGCCCCTTGCCGGGATTCTTGAACGTGCTGTTGTACATCAGCGCGCGGCCTTCGCTGCTCGCCAGTTGGCCACGCGTCTGATGCAGTACGACCGGACCAGTGAAATGCACGTATAGGCGATGCCGAGCCTGATGTTCTGGCTTGCAGTGATATGCCAGCCGAATAGCGGGAACAGCAGGGCGTTGGCCGTGGCATTGATACCAAATCCAACGCAGACATTCGTCACCGCCTCGAGGGCGGATCCTTTCCGGGTTTGGCTCATTGCGCGAGCCCCAACGCACGCGCCTCGTCGCGCACCTGGATCTCGAGCATCTCGGCGCTGAACTGGTTGGGCGTGATCAGCAGCGTCTGCCGCTTCATCCATTCGACGGTCGCTCGAGCGCGGTCGACGTCCTCTTGAAATATCGGCATGGAAAGCTCGAGCCGCTTCGCAAACTTGCGCATGCCGTCCGTCTCGTCGGCCCAGCCGTGCGCCGCGGCGAGCTTGGTGTACGTGTCGCACATGCTGACTAGCGCGGGGACGATCGGGTACCAGATGCCTTCGTTCTGGCTGAAAAGCAGCGGCATGCCTTGGGCGTCGGAGTCGATATAACCATTCGTCTCGAGTTCGCTCAGAACGCGCTCCACCGGGCCGAACACCATAGCGATACGCGGGAAGTTCACCGGGTCCGAGAACAGCAGGCAATTCGCCAACTGCTGCGCCTCGTAGGCTAGTTGAGCCTCGCAGCGCACGCGTTCAGCTTCGCGCACTGCCTGCGCGCGAAGGTTGCGCAGCTTTGTCAGCTCGGCGTCGCTCAGTGACGCCGGGTCGATGCCTTTTTGCGGTAGCTCGAAATAATCCGCCAGCGCCTGCCGCTCCAGCAGGCTGAACTTCGATTTCGCTGCGTTGCGCTCTGCGCGCCGGCGCTCGGCGCGACTCGTCTGGATTGCCTGGGCTTGCATGCTAGTCTCAGAAGGGGATGTCGTCATCGAGCGGCGCGTCGTCCATGCCTGCGGGCTTTCGGCCGGCTGCGGCACGGTTGTTGGTCTGCTGGCGCGCTGGGCGCTCGTCGCCATAACCGCCTGATCCGCTTGAGTCGCCGTTGCTGCCGCCGTTTCGACCGCCGAGCATCTGGAAGGTATCGATGCGGATTTCAGTGACGTACTTCGTCACGCCATCTTTCTCGTACGATCGTGTTCGCAGCTTGCCTTCGAGGTAGATGCTCGAGCCCTTCTTGAGGTATTCACCGACGATCTCTGCCTGGCGACCAAATGCGGAGCAGGTGTGCCATTCGGTGGCCTCCTTCATTTCGCCGGACGCCTTGTCCTTGTAGCGGTCAGTCGTCGCGAGTCGAAGGTTAGCGATCGCGTCGCCGCTCGGCGCATATCGAACAGTCGGATCGGCGCCGAGGTTGCCGACGAGAATTACCTTGTTCACAGATGCCACGTTGAATCCTTATATGTTGATGTGGCGGGCGCGTGGCCCGCCGGGTGTTGCTTAAGCTGCCTGCGCCTCGTTGATCTCTGCACCGTACGAACCGGCTTCGATCGTTCCGTCCGCCAGCCACACCGCGTTGATGCATTCCGGCAGGCCGCTCGGTTGCTGCTTGAGCGTCGCGAACAGCAGGGCGGTGTTGATCTCGCCCTGGTCGGCGCGGCCGGCGAGCCACGTCAGCAGTTCGACGCGGCCCTGCACATCGAGCACGTCGACGCGGTCAAGCATCAGGATTTTGATTCCCGAAATCTCCGAGATCGCCTGTGCGATCAGCGCATCGACGCGCCACTGTTCGGACTCGCAAAGCAGGTTATAAGCACGACCGTCGGCGGTGATGCTCATGTCCGCGTTGATCGTCGGCTGCTTCCAGTTCGTAGTAACAGCGAACTTGCGCAGGGCCGTGTTGATGGGGCGCAGCGCCTGCGCGAGCAGCTGCGCGGGGATGCCATCGGCACCGAGTTGCTCGGCGAGCTTCGCCCACTCCGTCGCGTCGTCGTAGTGCTTCTTTGCCTTCGCCGTGTTCGTGTCGGCTTCGTCTGCCTTGCGCTTGACCATCTGCAGCGCGACCAGCTTTTCATCGCTTGCGCGGTACGCGGTCTGGATCTCCTGAACCAGCAGGCCGGCCGCGTCGATGGCGCCTTGCGCAACGGCGGGGCTCAGTGTGGTACGTACGCGTTCCTCGGCAGCCAGCGCGCGCGTGATGGCGGCTTCGGTGTTGCGCATGGCGCTCTGCGCGGTTGGCAGTGAACCTTCGTACTTGCGCAGGCTGTCGCGTGCATCCGGGTCGCCGGCGGTGTTGCTGGGCAGGCCGTACTTGCCGACGTACACGTCGAATGGCGCACGTAGTTCGGTGATGGTCGCGACGACGCTTGGGCGCTGATCGTCGCCGAGTGCGTCCAGTGCGAACTCGACGGCGCGCGCAAAGTCATGCTCTGGCCCGACGCGCGGCGTCTCGCCGGCTTGCGCCTTCAGTTCAGCGATGCGCCGCTCCACCTCGGCGAGGTTGGCCTTGTCCGTATCCAGTTTCGCGCGCAGCCGTGGCAGGCCTTCGACCAGTTGCTGGGCGGTCGCCAGCGCGCTAACTTCCTGGTCGTGCGCGTTGGCCTTTGCCTTGATGTCGGCGTATTTCTGCTGTGCTTCGCGCATGTCGCGTTCGAGCTCGTCGCGGGCCTTGAGCGCTGCGTCGATAGCATCGAGGTCAACCTCTGGCTTCTCGGCTGTCCAGTCGGCGGCTTTCTTCGAGCCCCACGTTTCGCCTGTCACGCCGCGCCATGCACCTTTCGCTTCAGTGGCCTTTTCGGCGGCAAACTTCGCGGCTGCGGGAAAGCCTGTGATCGACTTGAGCAGCGGCAGGGTCTGCTCGATGCGCTTCGCGTCGCAGCCGGCTTCCAGCAGCATCTTGCGCAGCCGTTCTTCGGTGACCGTGCAGTTGGTGAGGGAAAATAGGAAGGTTCGGCGATCGTCCTCCTTCAGCTTTGCGAACCCTTGCGCATTGAGGACGAAGGGCAGGGCTTCGGGCACGCCGAGGCTCAGATCGCCGTCGAGGGAGTGCGCGCCGGATGGCAGCGTGAAACTCGCCGCACCGATGTCGGTGGTAACCGTGATGCTGCCGGTCTTGGCGCCGTCCGAGACCATCTGGCCATAGTCTTTTTTCAGGTTGACGCGCGTCGTGCGGCCAGCAAATGCCATGCGCACGCCTTCCTGAATCGAGGACTTCCCGGCGCCATTGAAGCCTGCGATGAGTGTGATGGGTGCCGCGCTCGCGTTGATGTCGATATGGCGTGCGCCGATTGCGTTGCGGATCTGGATGCTTTCGATTCTCATGGGGTTCTCTCTATCTCTGTCTCGAAGCGGCTACTCGCGCACTGCGCTTTCGCCGGGTGCCGTGCTTACTCGATGCTCATTGCCATCTGGCGGCCGGTGCCGCGCGGCGCATCGCTGCTGGCGAGCGCACGCGTGCATTCGCGATACACCTTGGTAACTTCGGCCTGATCGCCGGCTGGCAGGGAGCCGATCAGGTCTGCGTGAACGTCGAGCGTGTCCTGATCCTTCGCGGCGCGCATCGCGGTGACGAGCTTGTCCTTTGCCGCGTCGACCGGATCGTCGTTGGGCGCTTGTGTGTGTTGCGCCGGCTGCTCATCGACCCCGCGCACGACGATAGTTTCGCGTTCGCGCTGCGCTGCCGATGGCATGTCGATGAAGTTGCCTTCCTGGTGCTCGAGCGCAGCGGGCGTGTCATCCGGCGGCACTTCGCCGTCCTGCATCACGGCGCGCAGTTTGTCGACGTCTGCTAGGTCGGCCATGTCGATGGTCCGCCCGTCGTCGCGCTCGGCGTCCAATGCCACGGCTGCTGTCATCGCGTCGCCCGGGTTAAGCGGCAGTTGCTTGGCGTGCTTCTTGATCGCGCTCTTGGCCGCCATGTCGTCCTCCCACAGCACCCACGGCGTGTCGGCGAGCTTCTCGGCGGCTTTTTTCTTTTCCCAATCCTGGCCGCCTTTGTCGACCCCGCGCAGCAGTGACTGGTACGTTTCGCTGCGATCGCGGATCTTGTGAATGTCGTCCAGCGTGAGCACGGTCGCCGCCTCGGCGTTATCGGCGAGTTTCGAAAATGCGAACGCGCCAATTAGTTCACCGCGTTCCTTCAGTGCCTTTTCGTATTCGAGGAAGCTCTTGCTTCCCTTCATGTGCTTGAAATGGTCGCCGGAGTGGATCGCTTCGGCCTCCAGCGTCAGGACGTGGGGCGAGCGGTGGGCGAGGGTGACGAAGCCGCGATAGCCGATCTGGAACTGGCACTCGTAGCCGATGGTGCCCCACTGACCGTTGTCGAGCTTGCCGCGCTTCGCGTATGGGATCAGGAACGCCTGCTGAAGGACCGTGTTCGGCTCGAGCCCGAGCGCGGCGCTGGCCATGAACGATCCGAGCACCGTCTGCGGGTCGCATTCGAGCAGGCGCGGTGTTTTCTTGACGGCGTTGATCGCGAGGCGCAGGAAGCGGTCGGGCGTCATGATCTTGCCGGCGACCGCGCCGATTGCGCCCTTGACCTTGTCATCCATCAGAAAGTCGAAGATGGTTTTCGGCTTCTTTGCGACGGCGTTGCCGTTGTTTTTCAGGTCTGCGAGTGAAGTGGACATGTCGCTCTCCGTAGCGGTGGTGGTCAGTCGGTGATTTGCTTGGTACAAAACTGGCTCTAGTAGGGATGCTCACGCGTCCCTGTAGATGCAGGAATTCCAGCGAGCACAAAATTTCTCGCTGCACAGCGAACTCTGCGGGTTTGGCTGAAAGTGCCCGGTCTTGAAGATTGTTCCGGCGAAATCGATCAGGCCCGGCTCGTACTTGGTGCCGAGCATCACGCGCCTTGCGTCGAAAATTCGGCTTACGCCGGCCTGCGCGGCGGCGGTGGTCTGGAGTGCGATGATCTGCGCACCTTCCGTCACCTCCTGCGTGTTGCTCTCGTACATCAGCTGGTACGCGCCGAGTTGCGCGCTGCGGCCTTTGAGCACGACCTCGTTGTCGGCAAACAGGCGCGCGCCGGTCTTGATGTCGGGGATGATTGCACCGGCTCCGCCCTTGGCTACGCGGGCGCGGTCCATCGTGCCTTTGAGGCGGATGATCATGTTGTCGCCCACGTTCAGATCAAGCGGGTCCATCTTCATTTCAACCGCTTTGAACTCGTAGCGCGGGCTGATCTCGGCGCAGTACTTCGCATGCAGGGTCAAGCCGATCTGCTCGGCCTCGCGCATGGTGATGCTGCGGTCCTGCTTGTAATCGACGTCGTCGGTGGGGTTGTGCAGCGTCTGGATGAAAACGTCGGCCGCGTCGCTGATGCTGATGGGTCGTCCGTCGATGCGTGCCTGATCGAAGGCAGCGGTGCTGGCGTGGATTGCGGTACCGAGGGAAGCGCGCAGGCCGGAAGGGCGGCGCAGGCCGAGAAGGTGTTCACCTTCCCATGCGTAGGAGCAGTCGAATAACCGCCCCCAGGATGACGCTCGCACCTCTACGATGCGTTTGAATGGTACTTCTCGCTGTGTGTCCATCTTTGCACTGGTCCTTGTCCGTCCGGCCGTAAGCCGGTACGAAACTGTAGTGCAAAATCTGCTTCTAAAGCAACTTCTTTATGTGTGGCGCGCAGAACGACGGCCGAAAAAAAACCCGCTTGTGGCGGGTTCTTTGCGGGCGGCTCGGAGGATTAGAAGCCGCTGTTTCCCTGGAGGTGCTTCACGCGGCCAGCGATGGCGACGACGGCTGCCTGCTGCGCGTTCAGCGTGATCTCCGGCTCGCCTTTCTCCGCGTCGCAGATAATGCGCAAGCCGCCTTTCATGAATGGGAAGAGCCGACGGATCTGGACCGTTTCGCCATCCATAACAATCCCGAACACACCGCCTTCTGGCGGGACAGTCGTGTCGCCGAGGTCGAGCACGACGACGTCTCCGGCGAGAATGCGCGGAGCCATCAGATTGTTCGGAACCGGGTAGTGCGCGAGATTAACTGGCGCACTGCCGAGGCTGGCTATAGAGCCACCGTGAAACAGGTGTGCTCTGCGGTCATCAACATCGAACGCAACACCGCCGTGAGCGAGGTCAGGCCGTACTTCAATGATTCCGATTGCCACGTTTTCGTCCTGCGAAATTTGGGAGAGACTGTCGAATTCCCTGACGAAGCGGTAAGGATTTCCTGCGTCAGATGCAGAATTATTATCCAACGTGGCAGTTTGTGCACGTACTTCTGCAAACAAGGGTAAGTCAAGAGCGCGTGACAAGGCCGTCATTGTCTTGTTTGTAAGTGACTGTTCGCCCCTTTCGATCTTCGAAAGGTTGCCATTGTTGATGCCGGTCAATCGCTGCAACTCTTGCAGCGTAAGGCCGAGAGCCTTGCGCCGGGCGCGAATAAGGGCACCCATTTCCGCGTTATCCAAGTCGCACCCCTGAAAACATTTGATACAAATGTAAGGAATTTGTTGTCGCGTAGCCGCGACACCCGTCTGTCAGTGTCAGCATAAAAAACGATTGATCAAATTCTGCCTCGCGCGCACAATTCTGCTCGTTCTCGTTGAAAAAGCAGAAACTCCATGTCTCTGAAACACCCCACGCCGCTGCTTAAGGCCCGTAACGCTCGCGGTCTTAGCCAGGAAGAGCTCGCTCATGAGGTCGGCACTGACTCCGGGAACATCTCGCGAATCGAGCGCGGGAACCAGATTCCCCTGCATGAACTTGCCATCAAACTGACCGAGTTCTTTCGGGAGGACGGTCTGGACGATGAGCGGATGATCTTCTATCCGCATCGCTATCCGGATTGGTCGCCGAAAACCGCCGTGCTCGGCGATTAGCACACTTTCTGCGTTTAGCGCTGCGTCGGTTTGCACGATACGCATTTTTCCGTTTGTTTGCAAAGGAATCTGTGTGCTGCCTAGCATAAAAGCGCCGCTTGTTTCATATCTGCGTCAAATTATTCTGCGGATGCAGAATAGCCTTCACCGGGATTACATCATTTTGCCTTTTCTCGCATCTTTTTCCCGCCGTATTCTCAACGGTTTACGACGCAGTTCGGTAATCGTGAAGGCGACGCGCGTGATTTATTCGAATCGTGCGAAAGATGTAGGCGGAATGCAGATTTACTGCTGCTCGCGCAACTTCGCCGGTGCCCGTTTGCTGAACCTTCGAGGCACTCGCTGATGTATCACTCATTCGATACGGAGCACGCCAGGCTGTACGGCCTGGCCGAGGCCGTCGTCATTTACAACCTTCAGTTCTGGATTGTCCGCAACCGGGCAAACGGCGAGCATTTCCACGATGGGCGGACCTGGTCGTACAACAGCGTTCGGGCGTTTGAGAAGGTGTTCGATTATCTGTCGCCTAAGCAGATCCGCGGCGCGCTCGAGCGACTGGAAGAAAAGGGTGTTCTGGTGACGGGTCGCTACAGCGACGACGCGCGCGATCGCACGAAGTGGTACGCGTTTTCCGACGAAAAACGCTTCCTCGACGGCGTCACTCCGCATTCGCCCTCTAGGGCAAATGCAAGCGACCAAGGCGGCGAGACTGATTCGCCCTCCGGGGCAAATGCGCGTGCCGGCAGGGGCAAATCCCTAATAAGGACAGATGTAAACGCAAATAAAAAACCAGATACTGTGTCCCCCCCTCGGTCGCAAGGCACCCGTCTTTCCGAGGGTTGGGTGCTGACGTTGAAGTGGGCGCGCTGGGCACTTGAGGATCCGGCCGTGAACAAGGCGGAGCAGTGGACCGAGGAGCATCTCCGGCTGCAGGCGGACAAGTTCCGCGATCACTGGCACGCGAAGTCGGGCAAGGACGCCCGCAAGGTCGACTGGTTCGCCACCTGGCGTAACTGGTGCCGCGACTCGAAGGCCGCTATGCCGGCCGCACGCCGGAGCGGTGGTGGGGCGTGGTGGCTGTCGCCTGAGTCACGCAAAGCGAAGGCGCTTGAGGTCGGTGTCGGCGAGCCGAACCCGGGCGAGAGCGACGCCTCTTACCAGTCCCGCATTCAGGCTGCGATCGACAACGGCGGCAAGCCGCCTGCGCCGCGACCGGTGCCGGTCACCCCACTGGATCCTGTCCCGGTGCCCAGCGAGCCCGCAGAGCGTGGCTCTGATCTCTCTCGTGCCGCGACGTCAGCTGCGATCGCTCTGCTGCGCCAGAAGAACGCAGGGGGCGCGTCCGCATGAGTTCCGGTCTGCATTGGACTCCCGAGGCCTACGCCGAATTCCTGCGCAAGCGGGGCGCTCAGACGCCTCCTGTGGCATCGCCCGCACCTGTGCCAGTGGTTGCTGCTCCTGTGGCGGCCGAGCCCGCTAAAAGCCTGTCTGCAGAAGAAACAAAGGTGCTCCGCGCACATCGCTCGAAACAGGCGTTTCAGGCGCTCGGGCGTCTGCCGAAAGGCGAATTCAATAAGACGGAGCGTGCGTACGCGGATTTCCTCGAGGAGCGCAAGCGCGTCGGGCAGGTGCTGTGGTGGAAGTTTCACCCGATGCGCGTGCGACTCGCGAACAACACGTTTTACGAGGTCGACTTCCTGGTGATGTCCGCCGACGGCGTGCTCGAGATTCACGAAACAAAGGGCGGTTTCACGACCGACAAGGGCCAGCTCAAGCTGAAGCTGTGCGGCGAGGCGCTGCCGGTGTTCCGGATGTTCAAGGTCATCAAGCAAACGAAGAAGGCCGGCGGGGGCTGGCAAATCGAGGAGTACTCGGCGACATGAGCGCTTATCAAATCCGGTTTGACTGGCGCGTCGAGCGTGCGACAGCCGCCATTGAGGCGGGCACGTTCTGCAGTTTCGCGCACTACGCGGAAATTTTCGAAATGGACGAAGAGGAGACGATGGAAGTGTTTCAGACGGCCGCCATTCGGCTCGGCGTGCCTTTCTGTCCCGGTCCCGCGCCGGTGTTGAGCTAACCCTGTACCACGGTGACTAATGCCTTCGAACAAGCCTGAAGCGGTGATTTATTTCCAGCATGCCGGTGTGCCGGGCGATTACTTCGAATGCGCGAGCTACGGCTCGTTGAGCGTCGCGGCGTGCGCTCGCAACTTCATGGAGGCGCCGCTGTGCGTTAAGCAGGGACGTCTGCAGCGCTGTCTCGGGTGCGCGCTGGGCAGTAAGCACGCGGGCGGTGCCGAGCCGCCTTCGGTGCCCGCGGCGTCATCCATCGTCTATCGCGTGGCGTGCGCGCGCTGCCGGCGCGACGGCCGAACGGAGGGCACGCGATTGCTCGGCCGTCTGCGCCTGGTGCGCGGCCACACGATCTGCGTGTCCTGCTACAACCGCGAGCGCGAGGTACTGGTCGGCGCCAACGCCAAGGGTGCGCGGCCGAAGAAATGGGACAGGCTCTTTCACACGCGTGCGAAGTCCGGTTCGGTTTCGCGCACCACGGTGGTCGACCATCCGGATCCGGTTGTCGACCGCATCGAACTTGCGCTGACGATGTTCCGGCGCGGGCATAAGCGGGTCGCGTGGGCGCGGCCGGCGGTCGTACGCGCAATGGAGGCCTGACCGTGCTGTTCCAGTTCGATTTGTTCAACGACCCGTTCGAAGCGCCGGCCATCGAGCGCCCGGCGCCGCGAAAAGTGCGGCTCTCCGCGGGCTGGCAAGTGGCTGACCACGCCTGCCGGTTCTGCTTTGGGCGAGTCCTCCAGCGCGTGCACAAGGGCGAGGCGGTCGAGGTTCGCTGCGCGGAGTGCGGCAAGCGCGCGGACGGGGCGCCGAAGATGCTTTGCTGCTGCGGTGCCGACTGCGGCGATCTCGGGCTCGCGCTCGAGTGCGTGAAAAACCCACAGGTCACGAACGAGAACCCGCACGAAATTCTCGTGCGAGAGCGGCGCGTCGACGTGGCCGAACAATCCAAAGCGCCGGCGCGGCCGGTCAAACTCCCGGGGTATTGAATCCATGAACGATCTGATCTTGCCCGCAGACGGGCTGACCATGAGCAGTCGCGAGATTGCCGATCTCGTCGGCGCGCGGCACAACGACGTCATCGCGACCATCGAGCGGCTGTTCGGTAAAGGGGTTTTACGAGAAAGTCGTAAAACCCCGCGCCTCTATGCGCCGCCGGGTGGCGGGCGTCCCACAGCAGTGTTCGACCTCACCAAGCGCGACTCGCTGGTGGTGGCCGCCGGGTACAACGACGAGATGCGTGCCCGGATCATTGACCGCTGGCAGGAGCTTGAGGCTCGGGCGGTGCCGGCGACCATGTTCGTCGTCCCCAAGACCTTGAGCGAGGCGCTGCGGCTCGCAGCCGATCAGGCCGACCGCGCTGACCGCGCCGAGCAGCAGCTGGTCGCGCAGGCACCGAAGGTGGAGTTCGCGGAGACGGTTCGCAACATGGAGGCGGGCTTGACGATGCTGCAAATGGCGAAGCTCATCGGCTGGGGGCGCAACAAGCTCATGGCCGCGATGCGTGAGAACGGCATCCTTACTCCGCACAACGTTCCCTACCAGAAGTACATCGACCGCGGCTATTTCACGGTTGCCGAGTCGACGGTCAAGCGCACGGGCGGCGTCGTTCCGGTTCTGTCGACGCTGGTCACCGGGGCGGGGCAGGTGTTCCTGCAGCGCAAGTTCGCCGGGCAGGCTGCTGCGTAAACAAACGAAAGTTTTTCCTTTGTTTGCAGCAGGAAGTCGTGACGCGAGACTTTCTTCATCGGTTTGTTGTGTCTTTTTGGGGACTTGGGATCGTGAAGAAAGTGCAGTTCGTAGCAGCTGTTGCGAAGGCTTCCTCTCTCACCGCGGCGCAGGTGTCGAAGGTGCTCAGAGCATTGGAGGATGTCTCCGCAACGGAGTTAAAGGAGGCGGGTGAGGTACGCATCCCCGGCCTGGTCGTCATCAAGCGCTTGCCTCGCAGCGAGCGCATCGTGCGCAATCCGCGCACGCGTGAAGAGTTCGTCATGGGCGCGTCGGTAGTGGTGAAGGCGAAGCCTGCCACCACGTTCGCCGACCGTGTCAAGGCGGAGAACCCTGTCCCGGCGAGCGACTAGGGCAAGCGGAGGCGCCCAGCAGGGAGAAGTGGTTACCGGGGCTTTTGCCGACTTCACCGGTGGCCGCCGTGGCGCCATGAATAACCCCTGCAGATGCGAACGCGGAGGGCGCGGTGCGGCTGCCTCGTCCTTTCCTCCGTCAGCGGATCGACGTCGCGTGTCGCATCGGACAGCCGGGAAAGACCGGCACCCTTCTTCAGCATGGGCGCTTCAATGATGCGTACTCCCTTTTGCCGGCTGATCCACTTCTTCGGTGGCAGTGCGGGTTGCGAGCGGCATGAGGAGCGTGTTCCGCACGCTTCGCTCATGCTGGTCGTGAGCCTCGACGGCGGTAATCAACTCAGGACGGATGCGATGGATCTCACTTTGAAAGACGACGCAAGCAAGACGTTTGCGGTGGTGTTGAAGGACAAGTTTGGCGCGGTCGCGCAGGCGAGCGGCGCTCTGTCGGTCGCAAGCTCGGACGAGTCGATCGCCGTGGCGACGCTCTCGAGCGACGGCCAGTCGCTTTCCGTGGCCGCTGCCGGCGCGGGCAAGCTGGGCACCGCCACCGTTACCGTTTCGGACGAAGCGGACAACGTGTCGGCCGTGGTGAATGTGACGGTGGTGGCGGGTTCGCCGGCGTCGATCGAACTGACCGAGGTTGTCGCATCGACGGACGCAAGCTCGGCAAGCACGACGACCGCAGAGGCGACGGCTGCTGCAGCAACCGACGCGCCGGCCGCGACCGATGCTGCTGCCTCGAGTGGCGACGCTGCTGCTTCGACGGACACCGCAGCCGCGCAGTAATCGAAGCGCGAGAGACCTCCGGCCGACTAGCGGCCGGGCGCAACCGGGAGGCCCGCTTCGGCGGGCTTCCTTATTTTTCAGTGCGAAAAGCAGAAAACGATTGTGCGCGCAAAGCAGAATCGATATGATTTATCCCATGCGCTCGGTGCGGCCTCGCCACCAAGCGCAAGACTGAGCGGTCGGGTGGTCGCGCCCACCTGAAAAAAAGGCCGTAGCGGCAGTCGTGTTGGTTAGGAAGGCCGCTCAGTCACTCGTTGCGTAGGTCACCTGGTGGGACACCTGGCACAAGCAGCACGCCGGCTGGGGCCTGGTTCGATTCCGGCACGCGACGCCAAGATTTAGGCAGGGTAGGGAAGGTGGTCATCCCGTCGGGCTCATAACCCGAAGGTCGCAGGTTCGAATCCTGCCCCTGCAACCAGAGCAAAACGGCCGCAAAGATAGGGCGGCGCACGATCCCCGTAACGTGCCGAGTGACTGGCGTAACGCAGTCGTCTCACGCATGGCGACTGATAGCAGGGTGCGCACCTGCCGATGGACCGAGTCTGTTGAAACAGGGCAGATAGCGAAGTCGGTACAGCCGCCATGACGTGAGAGCGAATCCCGAAAGGGACGACGGAGTTTGCCGCCAGCGCGCTTGCGCGTTGACCGATGCGCCTTCGGGTTGGCAGTGCGCGGCACGCTCTCAACGAGTGCGAACCGAGCCAGTATGGTGACAGCGGACCCGCGTCTATTGCGGGTGGCGCTCACGGACCAGACCGCTCCAGAGCACGGCGCTAAAGTCCAAGCTACCGGGACATGAGCGGGGGAGGGGCCCGCACTCTCATGTATGGCGATGCAGTTCCCCCAGGCGGCGGCTGAGTAAAAACCCAGACTCCCCACTGCCCGGCTGGTTCGGCGTCGTCATTCATGAGGGTGACAGCCGCCGAGGTCGCACCGGCAGCACACTGCCTGGAGGGCCTCTGTGCTTGGACGAGTTCTCGCCCATACCGGAACCGCTCGGCGCCGCCACGTGTATATGGCTTCCCTCGATTTACTACGTTGCATCGTAGCCACCAGTGGTAACGCCGGGAGGCGCTCCTGACTCCGCCGGGGAAAGACCGGCACCTTCACGCATGTCGATGGACGGTGCAGGTTCGTGAATCAACCTGCATTGAACCACCAGGGAATGGGGCCGCACCCATCGGCATTCGTGAGGGTGAAGTGCGAAGCGTCAGGAGGGAGCCAGCGCAGTGCTGGCGCCTCGCGTCACTCTCGAAGTGGAAGGCTCCGGTACGCAATCCGGCGAGTTGGTGGAAAGCCAGCACTCTCAAGCATGGCGACTGGATGTTTTCCCCGCGGACGGCGCGAACAACCTTCCGGTCCAGTCGTCATGGCTGAGAGTCAAAGCAGAATACTGGCGCTACGGCGCCGGTTGTCCCAAGGCCCGCGAGGAAGCCGATATTACGCTCGTGGGGGCAGCACTGTCGTCTTGGCCCGAACGCGGTTATTCAGGGTGGAATAATCGGGCCCCGGCACTATTCGCGGGATTAGCTCAGATGGTAGAGCATCGGTTTTCCAAGCCGACTGTCGCCGGTTCGAAGCCGGCATCCCGCTCCAAGTGGTCTCTCGCGCTAACCCCGTAGCGTGTGATTTGGCGCCCCGAGTGGGCGCCTTTTTTTATGCTCGCGTCTTTCGCGGGTAGGCCGGCCGGACCTTCTCGCCACGCGCACGGCGCTCGGCGATGATGCGCTGGTACGTCGGGTTAATGTACAAAGCCTGCGGCGTGATCCCGGCAGCCCGGCCGGCGCGGTATCCCGTTGCGCCGGCCTCGACCAGCGCGATCGCCGCACGCATCCGATCGCTGGTCGTCCTCATAACAGCCTCGGCATTCCGAAAGCTGCCCGCCTGAAGGCCTCGAGGATCTCGGCCGATCTGAAGCTCTGCAGTCGCTCCGGCCGCTGGCCGACAAGGCACCAGTACTCGTCCATCTGTCCGCGCGCGCTGCGTGCCTTGTACGTCTCGATCAGGCCTTTGTCCTGGAGCATGCCGATGGCCTCGCGGATCCGCCGGCTGTTCGTGTTCAGTTCCAGCGTGAGGTGTGTCCGCGTGCGTGGGCTCGTCTCGAGCATCGCATACACCTGGTCGGCGAGTTCCGCCGGCGTGCGGTAGTTGTACGTTATCGCGCGCCGCTCGGTGTCGTTCATTCGTGTCTGTTCAGTCATTTGCTCTATGCGTATCGTCGCTGAAGGGTGAGGGTTTTCGGGACGCGGGTGATCGGTGGGCACTTCCCGACGGCCACGTCGATGTTGCTCTGCTGATCGTTGGCGAGCAGCTGGGCGACCGCGCAAATCAGACGGAGCGTCAGGGTACTGGTTGGCGTCGTGGCGTTCAGGTAGGCATCGAGCGCGTTTCGGGCTTCGGACTGGTCGGCGCGGAGCATGTGGCCTCTCGGAAGTTTTTTCTAGTACGACCACAATGCCGCAATACCAGTCGACCAGTCCATACGTCACGGTCGGTTGTCTGCACCACAGTTCCGGCAGTCCCATGAATATCTTTCCGAATCGCTTACAAATCGCCCGCAGCCGCAACAGTTGAAGGTGTAAGCCCGTGGCTTGCGCGGCTTGATAAGCGTGATTCCGGTGTCGCGCAGCGCCTCGTCGCGTTTGATGTACTGCACGTCGACGGCCGGCCGCGTCTTGGCGTCGATGTAATCCTTCGGCCACGGGATGTCCGTCTCGCGAGCGTTGTGGTGCTGCTGGGCGTCCTCCCGGCTGAACAGACGCGCCTTGCTTAGGTCGGTCGTGTAGCCGTCGGGCGCGGCCCACCACAGCACGTCGTTGCCGACGTAGCTGCGGCTGTCCTGCAGGTAGAAACGATCGTTCGAATCGTGAGTTTGCGAAATTGCGCAAGTTTGCAATTCGGCCATGTCAGTAGTCTCGGGTCTTGAGCAGCACGTCGACGGAAAGCACACACAGGTCGTCGGGCAGTCCGTAGCCGCGTTGGATGTGCGTCACGCGCTCGAAGATCACGCGACCCGTCTCGATGCTGTCCCGTCGCTCGACCAGCTTTAGCGTGTCGTCCACTGCGTAGCCGCGGTCGTCCTTGCGGACCTCGGCGCGTTTCTTTCCGTCCCAAGTGTCGGAGAAGGGCTGATGGTCGCATTTGAGTACGTGCACGGTCATTGGGCGGTGCCTCCTTTGAGAAGGGCGGCCGGCCCGGCGGGCGCGCACATGTAGGCGGTGACGGACGCGGTGATGTTTTGATGCTCGGTGTGCCATCCGTCGTGATACGTGAACGCCTTCGGCATGCTGGTGAACGCGTCGAATTCGACCATGATCGGGGCAGTGCTGCGGATCTCCCACTCGTTATCTGGCTCGAGCATCACCAGGTAATCGCCGGGCTCCGTGGGCATGCCTTGGCCGATCAGGGTCCACATCATCGCCGGCTTCGTCTGCGCTTCGAGTTCGGCTATGCGGGCGGCTTGCTGATCGATGAGGTCGGCAGCTTCTTTGCGGTCTGCGTACGTCATGTACCCCTCAAGTCGAAGCAGCTTAACCAGTTCATCTTTGCTCATTTCGTCTCTCCGCTTGCTGATTGAGCGGCGGTCAGGGCGCACTGCACTGCTGCCACGAATTCAACTTTGGTGGGCGGAACGCCGACGCACTTCAAGGACAGATACGATTCATCGCTCGTCTCGATGTTTTGCCGCATCAGCACGTCGAACAGATCGATCAGGCGCGCATCATCCGTGAGCGCTGTCTGTGCTGGCGGGGCGGGCACCAACGATGCGATGCGGTAATCTCGCTCCATGCGCGTTTTGAGTGCGCCTATGGCTTCAGTCGAACCGTAGACGATCGCGTGCTGCATCGAATCCACTGGCATAAATTCCAGCTTCGCCTCCGCACCCTGCGCCACATTGGCGGAAGTTGATGCGGCGCGGGCACGTTCTGGCACGGTGTGGTCACACCCTTCGACGCCATTGCAGATCGGGCACGGCAGGTTAGTCTCTTTATCTCGACTGTTCGC